TACTTCTTGACGGATGACGAAGACGGGCTCGGCTTTGTGTTCGAGGACCAGATCGGTACGAGCTTCGATGGTGAAGAGATCGAGGCGTATGTGCGCCTGGCGTTCTTCAATGTCGGATCGCCGGGCCGACTGAAGCGATTCCGGCGAGCTGACCTGGAGTTGAGTACGGGTCGTCCGATGCGGTTGCAGTTCTTGAGTGATATCTCGTACGGCAGCCCGGACTTCAACAGTAACTGGTCTGAAGCAGCAGTCGACGACATTGACGAGCTCGATGTGTTCGGCGGCGGTGGCTTCTGGAATACGGACAACTGGGACGAATTCTACTGGGACGGGCAGAACATCTCGAGGTGTCGAGCAGAGTTGACAGGAACAGGAGAAAACATCGGCTTCGTGATCTTTAGCACTTCGGCAGTAGTGCCGGCGTTCGTCATCCAGTCAATGACATTCCACTATGATGATCGGAGGCTGAACCGATGAACGACTACTACACCTTTACACCGCCTTTGGTCGCTGGATCAAAGGCGCGTGCGGGCGAGGTTAACAACCAGTTCACTGCGATCGAGGCGGCGTTCGATATGTTGCCTGCCGATCCTGATTCGATCGAGCTCGGCCGTTCTACGGTGGGTATCGACTCTGGGTCAGGGAACTCGTACGTTATAACAACGGAGAACGATCTCGGTGCGCCTGTCGAAGGCGAAGAGATTGTCTTCAAGGCGACACACACGAACACCGGCGCTGCTACGTTGAATCGAGACGCGGCGGGTGCGGTTGCGCTGCGCCGATTCAATGGCGACGCATTGAGCGCGGCCGACGTGGTGACTGGTCGCTACTACGCTGCTCGGTATGACGCCGTGAACACGCAGTGGCGGATTGTGTGGCCAGCGCAAGTCACGACCATCAGCGGCGCGTTGACTTATGCAGCGCCGACGTCGGATGTGGATATCAGCGCAGCAACGGAAGGCGCAGCTGTAACAGTGTTGCGCAGTGACGCGAAGCTGCGTTTGAGCCAAAGCATCGCACCGACTTGGACCGGCATCCACACGTTCTCGAACACCGTCAACTTTGACGGTGCAGTTGATTTTGATGGTGCTGCCGTGTTCGATAGCACAGTAGACATCAACGGCGTACTCACTGTGGATGGTGTTTCCACGTTCTCGACGACTGCGAACTTCGACGGTACGGTAGACTTCGACGGTGCGGTAGTGTTCGACAGCACTGTCGACATCAACGGCACCACTACGATCGATGGTGTGACCACGTTCTCTAACACGGTCAACTTCGACGGTTCGGCCGACTTCGACGGTGCGGTAGTGTTTGACAACGTGAGCGACTTCAACGCCGCGGCCACGTTCGACAGCACCGCCGACTTCAATGGCGCTGTCACGTTCGATAGCACTGCCGCGCACACAGGCGCGATCACCTCTACCGTGAACTCAAGCGTCAGCGGTAGCGTGGCTGCGTTGAGCATCCTCGGGTCAACAGTCGGCGCACTGGAGATCGGCTCGAGCGGTGCTGCGGCGAACACCGGCAAGTGGCATGCGCGTGTAGCCACTACCGGCCGGCTGTCACTGAATGCTGTCTCGGACGACCGCACGACAGTGGCGGAAGCGATCGGTTTCTCTCGCAGCACGACTACTCCTAACGGCATGGAAGTGAGTGTTGCGGCAGACTTCAACAGCACTGTGAATGTTGACGGGGTTCTCACGAACACTGTTGCAGGAAGTGGCGCGAACTCAGGAATCCAGATTTCATCGACGCAGCCATCCTTCAGTTGGAACGAGACTGGCGGCGGCACTAACGCAAAACGCTGGGACATGCGTGCGTCTTCAGAAACACTTACACTCAGAACTGTGAACGATGCGAGTAACGCTGTTGATACGGTTATGAACATTACTCGCAGTGCTACAACTGTCACCGGAGTCACGTTTCCAGCAGAGACGATTTCCGGTAGCAATTCCAGATTCAATGTTGGAAGTTCCGAAGGGTCTGTTGGGTCACTGGCTTACTTCCGTACGACCGCTTCTAACATAACTACGCTTCGCGCAGTGAGTCAGACTGCAACGTTTCCGACAGGGATTTTTCACAACCAAGCAACATCAGGAGACAATCAATTCCTGGTCTTCGCCACTGAGTCTGGGTTGACAGGCACTACTAGAGGAAGCATCACTTACAATCGCGGCGGCGGCGTGGTTGCTTTCAACACGACTTGCCGCGAGTCACTGAAGACTAACATTCGGTTGTCTCCGTCAGGTGTCGAGTTGTTGCGTCAGCTTCCAATCGTGGCTTTTGACTGGAGAGACTCAACAGCAAAGCTGCCGTATTTCGTGACCTTCGAGCGGACACAACCGCTGTTCCCGTGGGCGTGCCAGAACGACGGCGTGGACGTATCGAAACTGGTACCATTGACGATCAAAGTTGTGCAAGAGCTTCTTGCGCGAATCGAAACACTTGAAGCTGCCGCAGGAGTGGTGAAAGAAGGAGTGAAAATTTGACGACACTAGCTGATTTGGAAGAGAAGCCGACAATCAAACCGACCGGGGTTACCACAACGAGTGCGCAGCCCGCGTCGCTCGATCCGCTGTACTCGCGCAACCCCGGCAGTGTGAACGCGAGCTCTGGCATGATCGGCCAGGCCGCTGCAGCGACCGCCGCGCAAGTGGGCAAGACACCGGAAGCGAAGGCAACCGGCTTCGATGCGTTCACGCAGAGCGTGCCGGATGCTGAGCTTGCCAGCAGCCAGCTCAACAAGATCACGAGCCAGGAGAGCCCACTGATCAAGCGGGCTCGACAACAGGGGTTGACCCTGGCTAACAACCGAGGATTGATCAACAGCAGCATCGCTGCCGGTGCTGCCGAGGGCGCCATGGTCGACCGCGCTACGCCGCTAGCGCAGCAGGATGCGGCGATTTTCCAGGGTCAGCGGCTGCAGAACCAGGCCGACATCAACCGCTCGCGCGAGGTGTCCACCGGCCGCGAGACGGACGTCAGTCAGTTCAACGCGAACATCGAAGCGGAGCGCAACCGGTTGCAGGCGCAGCTCGAGACGGCGGTTAGCCAGGGCAATGCCGAGCTGGCGAACTCGGTCCGAATCCGGCAGGCAGAGTTGGACACACAAGTCAACTCCCAAAATGCCGAAGCGGCGAACCGCTTCCGGGAACAGGTGTTGCAGCAGAATGCCGAGCTGAACAAGCAGTTTTTGGCGAACACTGGTGCAATCGACCTGGCGAACATTCAAGGCCGCTACGAGACGTTGATCAGCTCGAACCAGTCGGCCAGCAACCTGTACAACGCATTTTTCGGGTCGATCGCGCAACTCATGGCGAACAAGGACATCCCGCCAGATCGCGTCGCACAATCGCTGCAGGTGCAGCAAAGTCTGCTAGAATCAGGCTTGCGATTGATCGACCAATTGAATGGTCTGAACCTCGGCGACGCAACCCGTACGCCATCCATCGTAACCTCCGGCTCAGGATCGGGCACGGCGATTACGGCTGTTCCCTTCGGCGCATCACCCGGCAGCACTCCAGTCGCGCAAGGCACCGTGCCGGTGGGCAATGCAAATTTGCCGCCCGGCACAACGACCAAACAGATCACTGGAAAGCCTGGTGGCGCTGGCATTTATCAGGTGTTCGATGCAAGCGGCAAACAAATTGGAATCCTCAAACCCGGTGGAGACAAAGGCATTTACGTTCCAAACGCCCGTTAGTGTACCTCGGCGCGTAACAAGCGCCGACACTAGCTGGATCCTGCGCAAAGCGCGCGAGCAAGCGAAGAAGCTGTACCCGGAGCTTCGCGATGACATCAGCAAGATGGCTGACATCCTTCGCGAGGCGCGACAAGACAACAAGCACTATGCCCGAGTGATCGGGCCTGAAGGTGAGCCACGAGCAGTACTGATCGCAATGACGGCGCCGGGGTATTGGTCACAGCGGCACGCAAGTCACATCGTGTTTTGGTACTCCGAGCAACCAGGGGCAGGATACAAATTGCTGAAGGCGTACCGGTCGTGGGTGCTGGAGAACGCCAGGACAATTCGAGTCGCCGGTCTGCAGATGACCGCGCCAATGTGGGCAGCGAAGATGATCCTGATCAAGGCTGGTTTTAATCAGCACGGAATGATGTACACGCGCAGCGAGCGCAAACCGCTGCTCGAGCAGGCAAAGGAGGAGAATGGGGTTTCTCAGTAAAGTAGCGAAGGGAATCAAGAAAGGGTTCAAGAAGGTCGTCGGCTTCGTGGGCAAGCTGGCGTCGAGCAAGTTCGGGAAGATCCTGCTCGCCGCCGTGACGATCTTCACCCTTGGGACGGCACTCATCGCCGGGGCAGGCGCGTTCGCGTCTACGGCCGGTGGATTCGCGGCGAAGTTCGTGGCGGGTGCGAAGGCGTTCGGTGCGGCGCTGGCCAGCCCGCTGAAGGCGGCGAAGGGCTTGTTCAACGGCGGCCAGGCGGCGGGACAGGCTGCTGCAGCGGCTGGCGGCGCAGCTCAAGGTGCTGGTGCCGTAGCGGGCGCTGCCGCCGAGACGGCCAACACAGCCGCTGCCGTGGGCGCCGCTGCGCCCGCCAGCACGCCGATCGCCGCGTTGGCTGGTGAAGGTGTCGCCGCGTCCGGTGCGGCTGCTGTGGGTCCTCCTGCAGCGCTGGCCGGAGGCGGACCGGGATTGCTGTCGAAGGCGGCGGGCGTAGCCGGCAAGGCGCTGGCGAACCCGGCAACCGCGACTCTGATTGGCCAGGCCGCGCAAGGTGTCGCAGCGGGCGTGCAGCAGGAGCGCATCTTGCAGGAGGAGCGGCGCGAGCGGCAACGGATCGACCAGGAGTTCCGCGATCCGGCGAAGATCAAACAGCTGCAGGACGCAGCGAACCGGCCATTGAATATCCCCGGTGGGTTCATCGACCGGGCGCAGCGGGTCGCAGACTTCATGAACAACCGTCCGGGTAGTGGCAGCAGCGGGCAGCCAGGCAACCCGGATGACGTCTATGGCCGTTACGTGGTGGGTTACTAATGCCAGGCATGATCGAAAAGGCGAAAGCCAAGAAAGAGGCGCAGCAGAAGAAACCTGCTGCGCCTGAAGTACCAGAGAAGGCGCCGGCACCGGCCGTGCCTGAACCTGGCGGTCAAGTCACGTCCGAAGAACCGGCGAGCGACGAGGAGCAGCAGTCGTACGAAGAGGCGATCAAGATGCTCTACAAGATGATGTACGTCGACGACAAGACCAGTGCGACAGTGGTCGATATGCTTCAGCCCGGTGCGAAGGTCGACAGCATCGTCAAAGCCAGCGTACTCATCATTCAACAGATCGACGAGAAGTTGGACTTGGAAGCTGCCGTCATTCCGCAGCTGGTGATGGAAGTGCCGGACATGCTGATCGAACTCGCCGAACGCGCGAAGCAGATGACGTTCAGTGACGGCGAGCTGAAGGCGATCTTGGGTTCTACTCAAGAGATGGTCATGCAAGTCATCGACGTGGACGCGGGCGAAGCGCGCCGGTTGATGGACAGCATTTCACCCGAACAGAAGGCGCAAGCAGAACGTGACTACAACCAAATGCTCTCAGAAGCCAGTGACGATTCCCAACAGTCCGTACGACCTGAGCAAGGGCAACAAGGGGTTCCCAGCGCTGGCTCAAGCGGAGGAGCGGCAGCAAGTCCGGTTCAGGGAAGCGATCCGGCAGCAGCTGAAGCTGTGGCAGCCGGCGATGACATACCTGAAGAAGAGGTGATGGCGTAATGGGCACTATCGCAGCGGCAGGACTCGTGGCGGGCCTCGGCAAGGGGCTCGTCGCGAACGCAGAAGTGCAAGTCCGCAAAGACTTCGCAGCGCTCGAGGAGGCGAAGGAAATTCGGTTGCGCCAGCTCGACGCACAGTACCGCACGGCTGAACAAGACAAGCAGATTCAGGCGAGCAAGGACCTGGAGACGCAACGGCAGGCCGGCCAGGCCACCTTGCAGACACAGCAAGACAAGGCGGCGGGCGAGCGCAACGACGCAGATCTCAAAGTACGCAAGGAAGAAGGCGCGGCCACGCGTGCAGTGCAGGTGAGCGAAGGCGAGAAGAACCGGAAGAGCGCGGAGAAGATCGCTGACACTCGGCGCGACAGCAACATTCGGCGAACGTTCAAACCAGAGAAATTCACGACCAGCACTGTGAAGGCGTCAACCATTGGCAAGGACGGAGTGATTTCCGAGATCGAGACGCTTGCCGTCACGCGCGGCGGGCAGACGTTCGTGCAGCTCGGGCAGAACTTCGTGCCGTACCAGGCGGGCAAGCCGGCTGCTGAACCGACCTTCGCTAAGCCGCAGGTCATCAACGAGGCGATCAAACGCATCAAGCCAGGAAACGCAGAAGAGTTCTTGCGTTTGTATGGCTTCATTCCTGCGCAGTACATCAAGTACATTGCTCAAGGCAATGACCCGTACGGCAACCAACCGGATGCGGAAACCGAAGAAGAGGAGTAAACAACTTGCCAGTATTTGCTGAGGGTACACCGTTTGAAGGGCTTGACCCCGGTTTGACCCCGCTAGACGATGAAGAAAGTCAGCCCGCAGCGGAAGCTTTCGCTGCGGGTACTGACTTCGAGGGCTTGGATCCTGGCTTCGAAGTGCAGCAGGAAGAGCCCGAACCGAAAGAGGAAGCCGGCTATTTGGATCAACTCCGTGCCGGCTACTTCGAGCTGCGCAAGTCATTCAAGGGCAGCGGCGCAATCGATCGACTCGCCACGGCTCGCGATGTAGAGCAGGGCGATCTGGCACTGAACGAATTTGGTTCGGTCATCCCTGGCCGCGAAGTCGAACAGCGCAAGAAGACCGATCCAGGATCACTGGCAACAGCGAAGCAAAAGGACAACTTCGTTGCCGACCAATTCGTCGGTGCGGGTGATGAGCTCGATCAAGCTGCCGAGTTCAAACGTAAGGCCGATGAGATTCCGTTCTCGGAAGAGACACTGGACTTCCTGGACAGCAAGCGCGGCGTGCCGGCCTTCGAGGCATTCAAGCGCGCTCCGTTCAAAATCATCGCCGAGATCGGACTGCGGTCGGGCGTGAACAGTGTGCCGGTGATTGCCGGCGCGATTGCTGGTGGCGCGGCGGGCGGATTGCCTGGCGCCATGGCGGGATCCGGCGCTGTGTCAGCTCGCATCGAGTACGTGAACTCGCTGATCGAGAGCCTGGAGAAGGAAGGCGTTGATACGCTCAGCGTCGATGCACTCAAGGCTGCGGTCGATGACGAGAAGCTCATGGCGCGAGCACAGAAGCGCGCAGCGAAGCGCGCAGGACCGATTGCCGCGCTCGACGCCGCAACCATGGGTGCTGCAGGCGTGCCGTTGGCGCCGTTCAAAGGTGCTGCAGCTCGAGTCGCAGGTAACCTGGCTGCCCAGTCCGGCGTGCAGGTTGGCGGCGGCATGGCAGGCGAGAAACTGGCGCAGGTTGCCACCGGCGAGAAAGACAACCGCGCGGTGCTGGCGGAGGGCGTTGGCGAGCTCGTGACGACTCCGGTCGATGTCGCGACTGCAACCAGCAAGATCGTCCGCGGTGAGGACGACAAGCCGATCACGGAGGAAGAGGGCGATAGTCCCTTGCGTGATCTCGAGCGTGCACAGAACGCTGCACGCCAGGCCGTTGCCGAGCGCGGCGGTGACAACCTCGAGCAAGAGATGGCGGCGGCAGTGGTGCAAGCCGAAGCGACGTCTGATCTTGCGGCGGCAGAGCGCACCGAACAACAGAAGCGCTTTGCTGACTACGTTGCTGGCCGGCAGTCGAACATCGACAAGGACTTCAACAAGGTCAAAGCTACCGAGCAGCTCGAGCAAGAAGTCACTGATACGCTGGTCACCAAGCCGGTCAAAAAGGCGATGCAGCGCGGCGAGGCGATCAATCAGGTTGAGGAAGAAGCAGCTCAGCAGATTGCCGCCCGTCAGTCGACGCAGCAAGCAACACAAGCGACGCAGCCAGCGGTACAGCAGGCAACGCAACAAGCCGAGCAGCAAATTCAAGAAGAGCTGCAGGGCGGCCAGGCTGCGCGTGATGCTGCTTTTGATAAGCTACAGCAACCGATCGACAAGTCAGCAGCGTTCGATCAAGCTGAGCGACAACGCCAAGACGATACTCGTAAGGCTGACGCGCAGCGCGAATTGCAGCGTGCCGAACAGCCGCTCACTGAACCGAACACTCGATCTCTAAACGCGACTACCACTCTCGAAGAGGCATCACCGAATGTATTTCGAACTCTTAAAGAACGTCGTGCGGCAATTGCGGCCAGCAAGTCTTCGCCCGCCGAGGCTCGCCGTGCGCCCGCCCCTGAACAATCCACTACTCCAGCAGCGGATGGAAAAGTTGATAGCGGAGTTCAGCCTGCCGCCAGTCAACAGCCTGCCGCCACTGAAGCACCTCCGGCCGCGGGTGTCGCACCCAAAACACTTGCCGAAAGACGCGCGCGGGGCGTTGCGCCGGTACCGCAAGGCGCTACCGAACAGCCGGCGTCCGCCACATCTCCTCCGCTCGCCGCGCCAACAGATCAGACATCGAGTGTAGGTACCGAGACTGCGCCGAAGACACTGCTCGAGCGGCGTAAGCGACAGCAACTACCGGCCGATGAAGCCGGTGGCGCCGCGCCGGTAACACCGAAGACACCACGCAAGCCTCGTAGTCCAGACGGCAAGGGTGCGACGGCAAGTCCAGCTGCGCCTACTGCCCAGGATACCGCAGGCTTCAGCCGCGAACCGAAAACGCTGAAACAACAGCGGCGCGGACCTGCAGCGGCGGGTGAACAGCCTGCATCTGTTAGCAGTACCGTTGCTCAACAGTCACAGCGTTACACGGAAGGTGAGCGCGAGATCTTGAGCATGGCTCGCAAGTCCACCAAAGAAGCCGTCAACGAAGACGACGTGCAACTGCTCAGCGGTTTCGTGCCGATGGCCGACGCGATCAAGGCGGTGCGCAAGCTGCGCGAGTCAGGCGACATCGCGAGCACGGGCCCATTCTCGATTTCGAGAGCGCTGCAGACGGACATGAAGACTGCGACGCGCGTTGCTGAGCGCATGCAGGCCGAAGAGAATGCGAAGCCTGCGGCCCCGAGTGACATGGCCTCGCGTACGCGAGAGATCTATCGAGAAGATCTGCCGAGCCGCAAGGGTCTCACGTCCATGCCGATCGAGAAGACTCGAGCCAGGTTCAACCGCGAGGAGCGTGCAGCGGGGCGCAAGCCGGACAAGGCAGCCTTCGACAAGTTCATGATCGAGGAGTCGAAGCAAGGCCGCGTCGAGCTCATTCCGTACGACAACTACGGTGAGCTCACCGCGGAGCAGCGCGAGAACGCGATTCAAGATCCCGAGAACAAGAACCGCTTGTATTACTACTGGCGGCCTACGGAACAGTCGGCTCCTGACGGCAAGAAGTTCTTGAAGAGCGATGCTAGCTCCGTTTCAGACGAAACAACTGTCGAAGCGTATCGAGAAGTTGACAAAGTTTTGTCGGGCTCTTCCGAGACTCAAAGCGTAAATCTGTTCGACCTGCTCTCGGTCCTTGAGAGCAAGCTATCTTCTGCTGACCCGTACAGAAAGCTGGCAACCAAGCTCAAGGGGCTTCCGCTTTCAGATGTACAAGTGTTCCTTGACGGCAAGATCACCGCCGAGGGATGGTACGTCGATAGGCGTATAGGGTTGAATCCTGCCAGATTCAATGACGGGAACGCTCGAGCTGTTCTGCACACGTTGCTGCATGAGGCAGTTCACGCAGCCACTTCAGGCGCAATAGACAACAACCCGGCTCTCTACAAAGAGCTCACGGCGTTGACAATCTCGGTGCGGACTAAAGCACGTCTGCAGGGCGTGTCGACGCTTGACCAAAACGGCAGGGAGCACTACGGCATCAGAGAAGATGATGCCGCCGAGTTTGTGGCTGAAGCTTTCACTAACGCTAAGTTTCAGGAGTTTCTCCGTAGCGTTAAAGCGGAGCGGACCGAGACGCTTTGGCAGCAGTTTGTCCGCTTCGTGAAAGAAGCGCTTGGCTTGTCTGAGAGTTTCAATTTTCTGGACGTGATAATGTCGAAGACAGACGAGATTTTCACAGGTGAACGTGAGATTGTAAGCACTGACCAAAAGCGTTCCCGTGAAGATAGCGACCAAGCACCAAGCGGTTGGAGTATGGCTGAACCAGGCGAAGTCCCGGCCGGCCTTACTGTCCAACAAGCAGAACGTCAGCTCAAAGAATTTTACGCTGAGTTTGGTAAGGACGCCGCTACAGTAGTTGCCACCGTAGCTGACCTGCCGATTGAGATTCGTAGAGCTGTGGAGTTCGCAGGGTTGCAAACCAGTGTTCGCGGCGTACATAACGGCGCTACCGGTGAAGTGTACGTTATCGCAGCGAACCACAACGATCGGACGGTCGGTGTCATCCAGACCGCGACGCACGAATTCATCGCGCACAAAGGACTTCGCGCATTCCTCGGATCTAAGCGCGAACAGATCTTTCTGGATGTATTCAAGACCGCCAGCAATCGCAAATGGATTCTTGATTACGCAAAGCAGGCAGGTTGGGATCTGCGCAATCCGACATACCAGATCAAAGTGGCTGATGAGTACATCGCGTACCTATCAGAGAACTTGGACTTTGATCAGTCACTGCTGCAGCGTGTTTACGACGCGATGCGAGCGGTTCTCAGAAAGGTGGGTTTGGTTCGCGACTACACCGACAACGACCTGCGACGGCTGTTGCGGATGTCGCGCGCCAATGCGCGCCAGATCGCCCGAGCCAACAAGGAAGCCAAGCCGAACTTGTTCGGACCGGATCTGGACTTTGCAACTGATTTCCGAACCAATCCACAGGATCGTGCGCCGCTGCAACCGCAAGGCATTTTGTCCAGGCTAGGCAGCACTGCCGAGGATCAGGCGAACTACAATCCTGGTGTGATCGGTTCGCGTATCGATGCGCTCAAGGACTTTGGTCAGGATCGTATCTCGACTCTGCTTGCGTTGATTCCGCGACGCAACCTGGTCGACTTCATCAGCAAAGGAAAGATGGACTCGACGCGCCGCTATCTCAGCCTGGCCGACCGGTTGGACGGACGGCGCAACGAACTGATGGCGGAAACCGAGAAGCTTGCAAAGAGGTGGATGGACTATACGAAAAAGAACCGCGCAGGCGCCCGTATCCTCGGTGAGCTCATGCACGCGGCAACCCTTGCAACAGTCGATCCGCTCGTCCCGTACGTGTCCTCGCTCGCGAACAAGAAGCCTGGACGAATCACGCCGGCCATGCGGCAGCTCGAGGCGGAACGGCGAGCTGCCTACACTGCACTGAGTCAGTACGCCAATCGATTAGACCAAGAGGGCAAGGAGATCTACGCAGCTGTGCGCGACAGCTATCAGACCGACCGCCAACGCGTGCTGCAGGGAATCCAAGAACGCATCAACGCGTCGAGCGCCAACGGACAAGTGAAGAAGGCGCTATTGGACAGCCTGCGTAAACAGTTCGAGTCCGGTAAGGTCGCCGGGCCGTACTTCCCGCTTGCCAGGTTCGGCAAGTACTGGGCAGTGGCGAAGGACGCGAGCGGTGAAGTCGTTTCGTACGTGCGTCGCGAGAGTCAGAGTGAAGTGACGGCCTGGCGCCGACAGATGCAAGCGGCAGGGTTCAAAACAGACGGCGGCACGAAACCAGCCAACCAATCAGCCAGCGTGCTCAAGCAGATCGACCCTGATTTCGTGGCGAAGGTCACTGACCTGGCTGACCAGGTTGACCCGGATATGAGTGATCAGATCTGGCAGATGTATTTGCAATCACTGCCGGAGACGTCGCTGCGCAAGCAGTTCCTACACCGGAAGGGCCGACTCGGCTATACAGCGGATGCGCTGCGCTCGTTCGGCACCAACAAGTTCCATGCCGCGCACCAGATCGCGAAGCTCGAATACATGCATCGCATGGAATCTGAGCTCGTGAACATGGAGTCAGAAGCACGCGCGTTGGAGCAGAACAACGACAGCGAAGCGAAGTGGGCAGTGCCGCTCTCAGATGAATTCAAAGAGCGCCACAAGTGGGCGCGCAACCCAACCAACGCGGCCTGGGCGAACAACCTGACCGCGCTTGGCTTCGCTTATTACCTCGGCACGTCGCCTGCAGCAGCGCTGGTGAACTTGTCGCAGACGGCAATGGTGGCGTTCCCAACACTTGGCGCGGAGTTCGGCCTGGCCAAGAGTGGCGCTGCGCTGCTGCGTGCCGCTGCACAGTGGGCCGGCAGCCGTGGGCCGCTGGCGAACAAGTTGCGTGGTGATGAGCGGCTGGCGTTCGACGAGGCGCTGCGTATCGGCTTGTTCACACAGACCAGGACAACCGACCTGGCCGAGCTCGGCGAGCAAGGCGAGAACATGGGTACCGGCCGCGCCCAGTTGATGAAGATCATCACGTGGCTGTTCCAGAAGACGGAGCAAGCCAACCGCGAAGTGACGTTCCTGGCCGCCTTCCGTATGGCAAAGGAGAAGGGACTGTCGCAAGAAGCGGCGGTTGAGATGGCTGAGAACTTCACATGGGATTCGCACTTCCAATACCAGTCAACGAACCGGCCGCGGTTCATGCAAGGCGACGGCAAGAAAGTTCTGTTCTTGTTCCGCCAGTACTCGATGAACATGAGCTACCGGCTTGCGCGTGACTTCCGCAACTCGACCGCACTGAAAGCGATGCCGCCCGGTGAACGAAAGAAAGCAACAATCCGGCTCGGCGGGTTGTTGTCGATGACATTCTTGAACGCAGGTCTGACCGGGCTGCCATTCTTGTGGATCGGGTATGCAGTGCTGAACGCGATGCTGGGTACGGATGACGAACCGTACGACGCCGAGGGTTCTCTGCGTGCCTGGCTCGAGGAGTGGGGCGGCGACACTTGGGCATCGGCGATCATGGACGGCTCGTTGTCCACTGCCACCAACGCAACACTGTCGACGCGTGTCGGCCTGGGTCATCTGTGGCTCCAAGAGAAACCAATGGGTATGAACGCCACCGACGAGTACGGTTGGTGGTTGTCGCAGGCGGCGGGCCCGATCGGCGGCCTGGTCTTCAAAGGTCTCAAGGCAAGCGAGCTGGCCGAACAAGACTACGGCGATCGAGCGCTCGAGCAGATGACACCGAAAGCGATCAGTGACGTGTTGAAGCTGGTGCGCTACGCGCGCGACGGCGTAACGAACAAGCGCGGCGACGAGATCATCGGCCGCGACGAGCTCAGCAACCGCGATCTGTTCCTGCAGGCGATCGGCTTCACGCCGCTGCAGATCACGCAGCAGTACGACAAGAACCGCACGATCAAGAACGAAGAGACCAAGATCGTCCAGCGGCGCGCGAACGTCATGAACCGGTTGTTCCTCGCCGCGCAGAATGACGATCCGACTGGAGTACAGGAGTCAATCAAGGAGATCGCTGCGTTCAACAAAGCCAATCCTACCTATCCGATCTCGGCATCCAGTATCATCAGCAGCGCGCGGCAACGCAGTCGCTACACACAGGAAACCGTCAACGGTATCCGAGTCGAGAAAAAGCTTCGATACTTGCAGGAGAAATATGGTAACGACTGAAACCGTCATCAAGACGATCATGCCGGCATGCAAGAGCCCTGCCGCATGGGGCGCGGCGTTCGATCATGCGTTCGATCGCTTCTGGATCGAGGAGCCTGCCGACAAGGCAGCACTCCTCGCCCAGGTCGCACACGAGAGTGTCGAGCTGACCAGGCTCGAGGAGAACTTGAGCTACACAGCCGAGCGGCTTCGTCAAGTGTGGCCATCGCGATTCAAGTCGATCGAGTTCGCACGGCGATATGAGCGTGCGCCGCATCGGCTGGCGGATTATGTCTATTCGAACCGGCTCGGCAACTTGCCAGACTCGATGGACGCGTGGAACTTCCGCGGGCGCGGCCCGATCATGATCACGGGGCGCAAGAATTATCAGGGATTTGCTGAATCGATTGGCGAACCTTTGGTGGTTACCGTGCCGGATATGCTGCTGACGAAGACGTTCGGCGCAATGGGCGCGGCCTGGTTTTGGACTGAGAATAAGTTATCATTACTTGCCGTAGACAACCCAGGCGACGACATCAAGGAGGATTTCGACACCATCACAAGGCGCGTCAGCGGCGGTTTGCACGGCCAGGAAGCGCGGGCACGTTACTGGACAAAAGCACGGAGTGTGTATGGCCTCAAGGAGGTTTGATCTGGAACCAAAGATCGAGCTGAATGCAATCGTCAGCGTGTCCGGAGCGTTCGTGAGCTGGTTCGCGAATACGCTCCCGGTGATGCAGTGGTGTGCGGCAGCAGCCGCAGTTTTCTCCGGCGTGCTCGCCGGGTTGTGGGTACTGATCAAAATTCGCGATCGGCTTGCGGGTCGCAAGGTGGAGGACTAATCGCGTCAGTATTCACGATGTCGCCGAAGCGGGATCCTCAGCGACATCGTGTCTACTCCATGGAGTCCGATCTATTCGTAGGGTTCGCGCGGATCAAGTTCAGCCGCAAAACAATTCGGTCGCTCGCGAAGCTTCTCTGCGAATGGTTCAATGTCCCGCAGGTGCGGATTCACTACGGGAAGATTGGTGGCGGGTTCAGTGGCGAGTTCGTTGCGCCACTTACGATAACGTTGGATGAGTCCCAAGCGACGCCCATGCTGACGGTATTCACTCATGAGATGGCTCACTTTGTTCTTTATCATCTTGTTGAGAAGCATAACCCCGGCGTGGTGCTCGAGGATCACGGGCCCAACTTTGTCGGAGTGCACGGTATGGTGCTGCATTGGCTTCAACTACTGCCCTTGCCACTTTTTGAGCAAGCGTGTCGTGCTTACGGGGTGTGGTACGTACATCCCTTGCACGGTCGACTGAGGCGCCCGCGCCGCGTGAAGCTCGCTTCTGTGCGTTTAGCCTATCCGTATCTGGATAGAGCGCTGCTAAAGGATGGTCGGTCCAATCGACTGCCCAGTTCAGTCCGCCGTAAACGCGCTCGCGCTCGAGCATCCTGAACACTTCATCATCCACGATCGAGCTGGCACCACCAGCTCGACGTGGAAAGTCACGCCGCCACCGGATCGTGACGGCTTCGTTAACTGCACTCTTCACTTGGTACGAAACCCACAACTACGGCTTCACTCGAAAGAGTCCACATCGGCAAGTACATGCTGATACCGCCGATAGGAAGTCCGCCGCCCTCGAACTTCTTGACGTGTCTCTCGCAGCGTACGATCTTCTTTTCTTCCATCTCTGAGAGTAGACGATAGATACGCGGCGGCGTGACGCCAATCGCTCTGGCGATATCGATTCCGGCAGCCCACTCGTGTTTGCGCCACCGCAACTCGAGGTACCTGTAGATCAGCTCCTTGTCACGGGCATCCGCGGCATGCCACCGACGATGCAACCATTCCACGAGTGGACGCAGCAACAACTTCAACCATTTCTTCACCGGACTCTCCTCGCAATCGACGATACAAAATCTTCCTCGGTCGCATCTTTGCGCGCCAAGAGGTGTTTAACTTCGATGTCCTCCGTATCCTCGCATATGATGTGATGGATCACAATATTTTTCCCGGCACGTCGATGCCCGCCAGTCAGCCGGCCGCGGAGCTGCAGGTAGTGCTGCAGGTTGTTCGTCATGCCGAACCAGATCAGGTCCTCGGCGCCAGACTTATAGACCGAGTTCAGGCCGTGACCGGCGCTCGCCGGGTGCAGCACGCCGATCTCGTACTGGCCCGCCGCCCACGCTTCAAAGCTCGCGTCGCTGCGCAGGAGCGACCAGTTCTTACCGGCCTTGGTCAGGAGCTTCCCGATCCGTTCCAGGTCATGCCGGAACGTATAGCCCACCAGGGCAGGCTTCCTAACCGACTCGAGGAGCTCCAGGAGCGCATCGAGCTTGTGGGTATGCAGCGTGTGCCAGGCACGATCGTTGTCGTACACGGCGCCGTTGGCGAGCTGCAGGAGCTTGCCTTGCGCTACCCCAGCGTTCACCGCGGTGATCACCCGGCCGTTGAGCTCGAGCAGGAAGTCGCGCGCCAGCTTCTCGTACTGCGCCTGCTCCTTAGCGCTCATGCGCACCTTGACGTAATTGGTCATCACGTCTGGCAAGGACATGTGATCCTCTTCCCGGAGCGCAATCGTCAGGTCGCTCATGGCGTCCTCGATCTCGCGCTGTGCGTGCGCCTTGGGCACCCAGAGCGTGTGCTGGTCTTGTTGCACGGGTTGGAACCAGCGGTCCCTGAACGCCTCCTCCGTGATTCCTAGGCGGCGTCCGAAGTCCATCAGATACGCCTGCGCCCACATGTCGGCCAGGCCGTTCGGGATTGGCGTGCCGGTCAGCAGGATGATCCGGCGAGCGTAGCGACGCAGACGCGCCATTGCTTTCCAGCGTTCACTCGCCTGGGACTTGAACAACTGCGACTCGTCCAGGACGATCAGGTCCCACGGCCATTTGCGAATCTGCTTGCCGTTCTGGAAGTACTGACCCTCGAGCCAGGTCAGGTTCTCGACGTTGATCGTGTGGATGTCGCTCGGCGTGCGCAGCGCCTTCATGCGCTCCTCGACGGTGCCGGTGATCGTCGAGATCGACAGGTGCTGAAGGTGCTCCCACTCTTTGAGCTCGTCAGACCATACGTTGCGTGCGACACGCAGCGGCGCGACGACCAGCATGCGCCGCACCTCGAAGCCGTCGAGCAGATCTAGGAAAGTCGTTTCGGTGGATACCGTTTTCCCGGCACCCATGAACACGAACGCGGCCGAAGCCGCGTTCTGTAACTGATGGACGTTGACGCGCGACTGGTAGTCGCGGATGTCAGATCGGACAAGCATGGTTGTCGTACACCACTTCTTGACCGACCCTGATTACGAAGCGTTCGGCTCCTGTCCTTTCGATGCTGATTTGCTCTGAGTAGAAAGTCTCTGCGTCGTTCACCAGTCTCAAACGAAGTACTCCGCCCCAGGGTTCTTTAATTTGCCAGTGCCTTGCGTCGGCCGGGCCGCTATCTTCATTCAGGGTTATCATCTGTCCGCCTTGCTGATGTAACGATCCTTCGATGGCTTGCGCCGGCGAATGACCTTCTGTTTGAAGTACTCGATGTTGCAGTCAACTTCACCCCAGTAGTCTTTGTGGCAGTCGATTTCGTACGTCACTTTCACCCAGATCTTTTCGCCGACTTCGAGCTTGTATGCTGCGTCCGGTGCCTGCCACGTGTCGAACTCTAGCAAGCCTTCGATGTCTTCGCGCGCCTGCCAACCCATGCCAGGTACACTGCAGGTGAAAATGATCGCGTTGACATCGAAATTGAAGACCTTCGGACCGCGCCAACTCTCGATCCGTTCAATGACCAGAAGTGCCTTGCCGTGCATTAGATATGCCTCCAAGTTCTGCGAGCCAAGACATCTTGGATCGTCGAGACGCTCACTTCCCAAAACAACGCAAGCATTCTTGCGCTGCCACCGTATTTGCGAATCGATCGCACGGCTCCTTCACTCAACTTCTTCGCGCGCCGACCTGCTTCTGCTGCTTCACGCTGGTTGCGCTCGTTCTTGCCGAGGCGCATGTGAACCGGGTTAACGCATTTCGTGTTATGGCACTGATGCAAGATCTGCAGATTCTTTGGCACCTTCCGGCCATGCCACAGATACCAGGCGTAGCGGTGTCCTGGGACGACCTTGCCGTTGACTTTGAGACTCGGATAACCACCTCCTTTCGCTACCTCTTTACCTTGCAGTGCTCGCTGCCAGATCCAGCAACCCGTCTTCTTGTCGCGCTTGGTGTGCTGGAAGAAAGTCTCGGCAATGGTCTGCCGAGACTTTGAACTAGACGATCTCGACGCCAAACTCGGGGTACTTCGCGCAGATCTTGTCGATGTAGTCCTGCGCCGTGCCGGTACGGAACTCCAATGTCTGTGTCGCTACTGCTCGAATGAACTCAGGACTGAAGTGCAGCGTGCCGGCGTCGTACCACACCTTCGACAAGTTGCAGCGGAAGTGCTCGTGAATGTAGTCACTGAAGTCGCCATCCACTACGAAGCTACCGACATAGATGAAGTCGATGTTCAACGACGGCAAGTTCCACACGCTCTTAGAATCGTAGCGATGCTCGATCTCTTCGGCTTCCGTGCGTGGCAGCACACGTTCGAGATCGTTCGTGTTCTGCAGTACTAGATCATGGAAAACGTCGATGTCCTTCACTGGACGTCCGAGCAACGTATCGCGAACAGCGCCCCCTGCCACGATCGCGTTACCTAGCCAACGCTCCATCCTATTCTCGGCTCGAAGGATGGCAGATTGCCATCCTTCGAATTGCCGGTAGGCTGCGGCAACGTCGAGCTTCACTCGACTTTGACCTTGACCTGCTTGATCGCGACGCCGCGCTCGACCAGTTCCTTCTCGAGCTTGCGCACGTAGCGGGCCAACGCGCCGCTGGCCGTCTTCACCTCGTCCTCCTGGTTCACGCCCAGGTTGGCCGCCAGATGAGTCAGCGCTGCGACCAGTGACTCACCCTTCGAAATCGTCTTTGCTTTTGCTTTCGGCATGTTCACCACTCCTCAATACTCTCAAAATACGCGACGAAATCGTCGCGATTGTCAAACACTAGAACCGTCAACCCTGCAGCTCGCATCACCTTGTGCTCGTCGAGCTGTTTATCAGTTGGCTTCTGACCCTTGCGCTTGAACTCTACAAAGATCACCAGACCGTTCTTTGCAAAGATCCGATCCGGCGCGCTTCGTTTCCCTGGCGAGGCGTACTTGCGGACATACCATCCTCGACGCCTCGCCCACCCAACACACCATCCTTCGACTTTCGACTCGAGGTTCCGCTGCACTCGCGGCAGCGCAACGTCGTGATCGAAGGCATCTGCTAACTCGTTCGTTTGTCGGCGTTTCGTTCTGTCACCATCTCTGGCACGTTTCGCTTTAAAGGCACGAGACTAACAATTCGCACTCCGTGTCGACGTGCCCACTCCTCGATCCTCAATTGACGATCTCGCTCACTCGTCCGGGACTGCTTCATTCCATTCCTCCGGCGTGACGCCTGTCATGATGAACTCGCGATCATCAGCACTCAAATGTGGCATCGCTCGCTGGATCAACTCGCCGTTCTGCCACCGCCGCAGCTGTTCCGGTGTCACGTTGATCTCGCGACTACGCAACTGACCAGAAACGAAACTCCGACGTTCGATGATCATTGATACACCAGCGCGAACTTCGGTACGCCGTGTCGCTCCGGCTCGATCTGGCACAGTTGGATCAGCGCCGGCACGTTGTTCATGACTCTACTACGATTCGAATAGTACATGAACGCATCCGGATGCCACAACTTTACTTCCTCTTCTTCCATGGTGTCGACATCACTCACGTGAGGATCCACCGCCGTGAACACTTCCACGGCCCAACCTTCTTGAGGGTTGGCCATCGTGCCGACGCGTCGCCACTGAGCAGGCTCGATCCAAACACCAGTCTCTTCCTCGAACTCGCGAGCCATCGCTGCAGCGTCGGAAGCGTCAGTCGGTTCGACCTTCCCACCAATGCCGTTCCAACGACCTGCTTGCCAGTCCGGCTTGGACTTCTTGATCAGCGCGACATAGCCGCGCATGTTGAACGCAAAGCCGAGTACGTACCTCAAGCCTCGATCCTCTTATCGATCGAGAAACTACCCGCGTTGCGCTGATCGCCGCGCGGGTCGGTCTGTCCTTCAGTGCCGAAGGCATCGTCAGACAGCAACCCGTCTAGCATTGCGTCGACTTGATCTACGTACATGTCAAGGTTGTCCTCATCGGCTTTGCATTGTGCAATGATCCTATCGAAGACAGTCTGCAGTCGTTCCAGTCGCTTATCTGCCACTGCTCACCTCCGACACTGAGTCGAGCGTACCGAACGCGTCTGGCTTCTTTTGCAACAACTCGCGATGTTGCATCCAGAGTCGACCGAGCATGTTCTGTCCCGTGCCGTCTGCGCCAGCGCCCCAGAAGTCGTCACGCCAGGAGTCCTCGACGATCAGCCGATCGCCCGTCTCGAAAAGCTTGCGGCGAACATACTCGTGCTGCCGCAGCTTCGCCGCCAAGATGTCGCGCATGACCGGCACGCGACGTTGCAACCAGTTTGGATCGCGCAAATGATCATTCTCTTGCGCAATTTTGAACGCTTGGTGTGCCGACATCGCGTTGATGATCTGCTCACGCACGACGTCCTGTTTTGGGAATTTCTCCCATTGGTATGCCTGCTCGCTGGTGGCGAAAAGGATGCCTTGCCAGTAGATCTTGAATGCCGAGAAGTTCTCCAGGCAATAGAACTCGTTCGGGTAAATGAACACTTTAATGGCAGTATCTCGGCCGTGAAGGATCTTCATCCGTGGAACTTCTTTGCCAGTTGTTCGAAGAGCTCGCGCACGCTGGCGTCAATCAGCCGCGTCCCGACTGGCCGCGCGTTGTAGATGTTCTGCCAGTAACGCGTGTTCTCTTCCTGTGTCTTCAGCATACGTTGCGTGGTGTCGCGCTCTGCGCCCACTGCGCGTACTTTACCTTCGAGCTCACGAACCTTGGAAAGTGCTGCACGCAGCTCCTTACCTTGTTCCTGGTAGTCGTGGATCACGCCGTTCTTCTCCATCTCGGCTTGCGTGACCTTAGCTTCGAGCTCGCTCATGTACTTGGCGATGTTGCCGCGCTGCTCGGACACCGGTTCCCATGCTTTTTTCTCGTCGAACTTGACCTTGCTGCGTCCCTCCTGCACGAGTTCGTGAATGACGTCGCGCAACTTGGATAGGAGCTCGCGCCCTTTCAGGCTGAGCGGGATTGGTCCATACGTGCTGGACTGATAGTGATCAGGGGATTTCATTTGCCGTACCTCTTGGATCTACGGCCTTCAACTGCGATAGGCATCCCGCGTGAGAACGCTGGGACCTGTAACATGAGCTCTTTGGCTTCTTCCCAAGAGCCCCGGCCTACCTCTATTTCAGTGATCGGCTCATCGTGGATTGTGCCGACCGGCAGGTACCCTGCCTTTTCCAGTCGCAACTTTGCCGCAACGAGCAGATCTCTGCAATGCCCTTCGTTCCAATTCTGCGTTAATTTTCCGCCGTAGGTACTGGTCTTCCCCCAGCGGCGAGTCTTGGTGTCCACTCCCATGTACACCAGCTTCTTTGATTCGCGCTTCTCGCCGTTACGGAATTTGCGAACCGTCGTGCGAACTTGTGGCTGATAGTACTTGATGCGTCGACCGCTGGGCAAACGCATCACGAGCCACTGGTGCGGCCAGGTGCCTTCCACCTTGAACATTGCCTTGCCGGACTCGAGTCGCGTGACCGTGCCTGGCTTCTCTACGGCTTCGATCGCCAGGCGTTCCATGGTGTACCAGCCGTTGACGATCTTCGGGATGCGGCGCCGCATGATGACCTTGAGCGAGTCGCACGCCATATACACGCGTTCGGTCAGGCCAACCGTTCGCCGGTCATGCACCGCGTTCAACCAGCTCTCCTGCGCCTCGGCTAGGACATCCGGTTTTAACCGCGGCCAAAGCGCCTCAGTCATCGCGTCCAGGTCGATCTTGTAGTTCGGCACCATGTTCTTGAACGCGCCTGCAGCGCCCTGGTATGCGCCCAGGGAGAGCTTCACAACCTTGCCGATCTGTCGCCAGAACCCGTCGATCTTCTCGGGCGGTTCGCCGGTGATCTCCGATGCGACGATTCGGTAGGCGTCCGGGCCCGTCTTGGCGTCCTGCCGACGGAACACCTCCAGGTCGTCTTCGTCATCGAACAAGAACGCCACGCCGCGCGCCTCCACGCCGGAGAAGTCCGGGAAGACGAGATCGTGGCCAGGGCCCGCTACCAGGCAGCTGCGCACGCAGCTCGACGCCACGAGCATAGGGTTCGGCCGGCGCGTGCCGTCCGGATAGAAGCCTGAGTACAGGTCCCTGATCCAACCCAGGTCCCGCGCCCGGAACGCCTCGACTGCCGTCTCGGCATCCTTGATCAGGGGGCGCATCAGGTTCTGCAGCTGCACCAGGCGCGCTGTCCAGCGACCAGGGCCGGCGCCCCAGTAGACGAACATGCCGCGCACCCGGCCGTCCGCACAGACGCAACGCCGCATGGAGGCGTACTTGCTCACCGCCTTCATGTTGTATGTCGAGTACAGCCCCAAGATCTCCTTGACGTGCTCGGGACAGGACTTGTCGGCAACGGCGCCGGCAACCGTGACCGCCCTCATGTCGGTGATCGGGTAGCCTTGCGCGGTCACCCATTCACGCAACTTGATGACTTGCGTCGGCTTCAGCCCGGTCTTGCTGACGCAGCGGTCGGACATCTCGACTTTGAATTGCCGGATGACTTCTTCGATGTTGTCGATCGACTCCAGGTCGATTGCCCAACCGCGGTCGTTCATGCGCTGATCGAGCGCATACACGTACTGCTGCTCGAACGGACTCAAGTCCTCGAGCACGTGATCGATAGCGCGCTCCGCCATCACGTCGTCCATGCAGTAGAGCACCATGTTTGCATAGCGCTCTGGCTCTTCAACCGGCAACGGCTGCGTGCCGTTACGACGCGGCCGAGCCAGGTACATCATGTCCTTGTGCCCTTCCTTGTCCTTCGGGTGCGTACCCAACGCCTTTGCTGCGTGCTCCAACTTCTGCGGCACGCCGTTGGCACCGCACTTCGCCATCACGCATACGACTTGCGGGATCTTAATGCGCGGGAAGTTGATTAGCTGCCCTGCATTGGCGTTGCACACCGTACGCTCGAAGTTCGCATTGAACGCGCGGATCTCGCCGCCAGACTCGATGTGCTGCCGAATCCTGTCTAGAAGCTCACCCATGACCAGCGTTGATCCTGGGAACCGCTCCTGCATGCGCGGCACCAGGTGTTGCTCGAGATACCACTCGAGCTCTGGCGTCAGCCACATCGTCGGCACCCAAGCGATCAGCGGCTCGTCATCGAACGCAAAGCACGCGAGAGTGATCCGGGTTAGCGGATCCTCCGCGTACTTGTACGCCCCGACTTTCCTAACGTCGGTCGGAGAGAAGCCTTCGATGTCGAAGTGAAGTACAGTCATCGCTTATTGATTTCTTGCAAGCCAGCCTTGGTAAGAGTAAGGATCCCAGTGGCGTCGGATTTTACGTAGACGTCGCGCATCATCAGCCACAACGGCTTGCCGATCACTCCCATGTCCCAAGCGAACTGCTGCAGTGTTGGTTGCTTGTCGCGGACGTAGCGCAGCGCATGCTTGAGAGTCGCTTCCAGCTTGCCTCCTCAATTGCTTCGATCCTGGTTCGTGCAAGATGCGATCAGCGCACTTGGCTTCTTGGAACTCGGTCCACGTCATTCGATAGTTCATGATGTATCACCTGCCCTATTCCGTTGACTAATTCTTTGAGAAAAGTTGCCAGATCCATTAGTGCCCAAATCAATGCCCATAACAACAGAGCAAGATAAAGACACGTCACACATCACATCCTATCTTGTATTCGGAGAAGGTCAGGCCGCCCTCGACGCGATCAGCCCAAGCAGGCAAGTCGACATCGCCGTCCTTGATCAGTTGATCCCACTCGGCGCGCATTTCGCACGGGATAACATACTGATGTCCGTCGTCATCACTAACGATGGTGAACATTACAACTCCGGTTTATGAGTAGTGAGTTTCTGCGGCTGTAGCGGCGAGTTGAACGTCAGCACTTGATGCCACAACTTACCAGTGATCAGCAGTCGGACTCGCTCGAGCCAAGTGAGCTGCCAACAGAAGGTAGCAACTCCGTCCTTGCTTATGTGTGCTGGAAGTGGGGTGTATTCACGTTGATGCTTCGCGAACACAACTGTCTGTCCGGCAAAAGAAGTAGGCTTCACGCGAAATCCTTGAATTGTGGTCTGCCACAGTGAGCACATTCACGCTTATAGGTTCGCCGAACATAGATCGGATATCCAACATCGTCAAATACCTGACGTTCTGTAAACAACGTCCATTTCGACCACTCGTGAAACCAGCGCTTAAGACAACGCATAAACCTCCTTGCGACCGTGCGTCAGTGTAACGAACTGCTTTAACCGAGGTAGAAACTCACGCCACGTATCCACCCAAGGGCCGCGCAGCGAGAACACCAAGGTGCGCGGCGCGAGTCCTTCGACCATATGGAACGTCTCGCGGTATGTCTTGATCGGCTTCCAGCTAGGCACGTGAATACGTGGCGCAGCGCCGGCAATGAAGAACGTCTCACGCAGCTTGCCGCGCAGTACCCACGACAAGGCATTGAACGCATGCGAATGGAACGCCTCGCGCGAGCCTTCGCGGAACAACATCAGCAGGACAGAACCCACGTGCTTACTCTCGATCCCCCACACCCACACACGTGATTCCTTGCCGCCGTCTTTATCACCCCAGAGAATTTTCATAGTGCGTCCTCCAATGGCTTGGCCTCGGATGCCGAGACGTATTCGTCATACACATCCACTGCTTTGATCTTGTCTTCGGCGCGCTTCTTCGCCTCGAACGAGTTATCTGCTTCGACTTCAACTCGAAGCGTTGCATCAACAGAAACTAGTACGTGCCACTTCATAGAAAAGGGGCAGCCGTAGCTGCCCCGTCCTCCTGTTAGTCCAAGTCCCAGTTCTCGGATGCCGCAGTCTCGTCGAACGCCTCTTCCGCTTCCGGGTCGTCCTCGAGCTTCTCGAACTCCTTGTCGGGGTCGATCGCCGCGCGGCCGAACGCCGGGCCTGGCCGCAAGAACTGCATCGAACGGATGCTGCAGATGATCTGCCGGCCGCCCTTCTCGTGCTCGCTGGTCCACAGGTTCACCTTGCCGCGGACGAAGCAGCCTGAGTACGGGTACTGCGGATCGCCTGGCTCGATGATGACGCCTTGCCGGTTCGCGATGGCCGGGCGGTACTGCGCCTCGAGCCGTGCAATGGCTGCTGCCAGCGCTGCAGGACTCAGGCTCTTGTTCGCTGCGGTCTTCACGTAGTCCTTGACCGTGTTGTGCGCGGTCAGGATCCAATAGTTCTCCCACTCCGGCCGCTTCGCCTTGCGCTCGGCGCCGTCGAAGAAGCAGTTGAACTTCACGTCGTCCTTGCCGGTCGGCGCTTTCTTGGTCAGACCGAGCTCGAACTCTTTCTGCCGGACGGCAAACGAGTCAACGCCAAAAGCCTCCTGCGCGATCTTGCGCGCCTGCAACAGCAGCGCCTTGACGCCAGGCTTGTTCTTCTCGTTCTTCAGGTCGGCCATGAAAGTCGTACCGAAACGGGGATCCTTGCCGGCTTCGATTTCCTTCGGTGTCTCGAGCTGCACGAAGCTGGTCCGCCAGTCGTCCAGAACGATCACTTCACTGTTCACTGTTTTGCTTCTTGCCAAACTACTTCTTACTCCTCGTCTTCGTCATCCAAATTCTCGAACTCAACGATTTGAGTTCGATTCAACCCAGGGCGCTTATCTGATACGGGTACCAGCGTCAGCTTCTTTCCTGGTTTCTTGTCCACGAAGTCGGTGAAGAACGAGTGCTTCTTCCCCAGCTTCTTCTCGAGTTGCTTCGGGGACCGTATCTTACGCGGCTCCCAAATATCGTCATCATCCAACCCCTGCCACTGCAACTCTTCAACAACCTCGGCGTCGGGTACTTTGAAGTAGCGCACATTTCGACCAGGCACCAACTTCCAATTTTGTTCGAGCTCTTCGACACCCACCTTCAGCAGGCTGTTCGCGTAGCTCTGAATGTCCTTGAAATATTTGATGACGGCCGGCGCCGCTTGCAGCAACAAGTTGAGACGTTCGATCGGCATGTCCGCGCTGAACTTTGGCGGATCGTTGACGATCGCCGCCGCTTGCTCGTCCAAGTTCTCGAACTCAGTTGCAGGATCCACAGGTTCCAGAGTAGGAATCTGCGACAGTATCCACTGCTGCCGTGTCTCGCACCCGAATTTGATCGGGCAGTAGCGGCACCAGGGACCAGCATTGAACTCCAACACGCCGGACTCGAGCTTCTCTTCCGTCGGTCGGATCACACGGTCGGCCCACTCGAGGAGCTGTTCGATCGTGATCACTTCCTCGCCCTCGTAATCGATACGAGGCTGCGAAATACGAAGCTTGAATCCTTCGATGTTGTACAGGTGACCGAAGGTCAGATAGAACCCAAGTGCGTAGATACGCAGCTGTGAGTTGTTCTCTGCGAACACCGGCACCTTACCATACTTCAGGTCCGTGATGACAACCAGGCCGTTCTTTGCACGAGCATCGTCGAGCCGGCCGTAGCCGTTCTTCATGTACTCGTTGTACCGCACCTGGACTTCAACGAATTGATCGCCTGGCTCCTTCTCGCACCAGTCGACGAATTCCTGGACGTAATCTGCCATCTCTTCATCGACAGTGAAAGTGTACCCCTCCACCTCGATCTCATCACCAATGAAGGCGCGGCACGGCTTCCTCTGAAGCCGTGCCCATTCGCTCAATGTGTGCGCTGCTGTTCCCTCGGCAGCGTAGAAGGTTGTCCCGCCGCTGCTTTTCGGCAGCGAGCGGGACGCTGTGTAGGAACCGACACAGTGCGTGAGACGCTCAACCGCCGAACCGCCCTTCGGTGAGTGCTCGTCTTCTACTGTATCGATCAGTAGGTGATCCTGCGCTGTCGCACGACACCAATCACGGTGTAGTTGCTCAGCGGGCGCTGCTTCTCAGTTGCTGCCGCCCAGACCGCTGCTTCGCATGCCTCGTCATAGAAGTCAGCAACGACCGCAAGCCTGAACTCAGCACCGCGCTCGCTATCTTTGAGCTCGACTTCCCAAGACCAACTCTTGGTGAACGGGCCCTCTTCCTCGTTTGGAATGACTTCGTTCAAATACTACCCCTCGATTTCGGCCATTAACTCCTCGCCGTTGTCCTCCGCCGCCATGACTTTGCTGGCGAAGTCGACGATGCTTGCGTAGCTCTCCGGCTTGATTTCGGAGAGCGCTTTGGAACCACCGAAGTGGTTCATCACCACTCGACAGCGATCCTTCGCGCCATTCTTTTCAGCAGTGGTCTTCGCGATGGTCGTGAAGTGCTGCTGCAGCTTGGTCAGCGTGGCACGGAAGTCCGCTTCCGTGACCTGCTTCTCTTCCTTGTCGGCTTTGGCCGCTGCCTCCTTCGCTTTGGCTTTTGCTTTGGCTGCTGCCGCGCTGGGTGTTTTCTTCTCAGCGGCCGGCTTGTTGGCGGGCTTCTCAGCGTCGACTTCAGCGGCAGGCTTCTCGGCAACCGTCGGTTGTTTGAGCTCTGACTGCTTCAATACAGCAGTCAGCTTCTCGATCTGCCGCCCGAGAAACTCCAGTTGATCCGAGATCTTCATCACACCAATTTCAAGTGACACTCTTTACGTACTCCTTATTCAGTTTGCGTTGCTTCAAAAACCATTCGGCAAATCGAATCGCCTCGATCTCCAACTCCACTGGGCCTGCGAACGGATTGGTGTGGTAGTCCAACCTGTTCGGCGCCAGCGTAACCTCGGTGCGGTGTTGTGCCGCACGTTTGCTCAAAACACCGGTTGTCGTAGCTGCCGTACTGCGCAGCACCACAACCGCCCCGCCCTCACTACGAATCCAGTCTGCTTCGAATTCAGTTCGAACATCACTGATGACCAGGCCGTGCGGCAATGACTGAGCGAACACTTCCCTGGCCAGCATCAACCACAGGTTCTCAGTACGACCCCAGTCACCAAGCCCCTGCATGGCTTCGCGCGGGATGATATTCAGCCGCTCGTCGAGAACATCCTTCAGCTCGCCGTCGACATGATCCTCGGTCCAACCAAACATGGCTTTCAGGCCATATTTAATCGGCGCCGCGAACGCATAGCGCTTCGGCTGCAAGCGTTCCTTCTCATAGAGACGACGCTTCACGAAGTTCGCGAACGTGTCCTTGCCCGCCCGAGCGGGACCTGAAATACCTATCAACACTCTACTCATAAAAGACTCCTAGTAAATCGGTCAGCGGTAAAGCCCTACGTCTGCCTGTTCGTTGCACCCGTACAGGAAACTGGAAAAATTGTACGGTTGACTATCCCGCTGGCGTCCAGTTAACAACCGATGATTCAGTCGATCAAATTACCATCTTCATCATAGTACGGCATCGTCTCACCGCACTGCTCACATGCGACGTTAGCACCAAAGTCCGGTTGCTCGTTGCCGCAGTTCTCACAAGTCACGAAGAAATCCTCATCGTGATCAGCGTACGCACTCGGGCACATCAGATGATCAGCGCCGTTTCGGGTACGTCTTCCTCGAGGACACGCTTCACGTCCAAGTAGTCACTCTCCTTCTGCGTGCCGAGCGTCGCATTAATCTTGCGCTTCGCGTCCTTGACGCTGTGCACGCCGCTCACGTACGTGTCGCTCATTTCTGGATCCTTCCAGATAGCGCGCCACATGGTACTGCGTGCGAGGCGTTGCTCAGGCGTCTGCTTGCGCGGCGGAGGCGGATCATTGGGCTGCTCTTCTGCAGGCGCTTCTTCGACCGCTTCGAGCTCTTCGTCGGTCACATCCGGCTCAGGATCCGGCACTGCAGCGATCACGGTTGGCTTGCGCTTCGGTGCCTGCTTGACAGGTGCCGGCCCGTTCTGCTCGTTGAATTTCTGCATGAACAACTGCAAGTCCTGAATTGAGTCGAAGATCTCGAGCGACTGGACGATTGTGTGTTCGAGCGGGAGGATCTTGGTGCGGGCTGGCGCGCCGAAGAATCGCAAGACCACCGAGTTGTTGACCAAAGCAAGCAACTCGCCGGTGTTGGCCACGGTAGGAACACCGTCGACCAGGACCATCTGTGTGAAGAAACCCTTCAAATAATCTCCTTCGTGTTGTCGATGACGTCATCGACGTGAATACGATGCATGCGCACGATCGGCTGATGCAACAGCTTCTCGCCCTTTTGTTCGAACCTCTTTCGTTTACCGGCCACTGAGTCGCCGTTATGCACGCGTTGAAGTCCTGGATACCGGTACAGAACGGTCATCTGGAAGCTACCGTAATGCGTGTCCACCACTCCATTTCGAATTACGCTGGTAACTGGATCCAAATATTTGATGGCTGTGCCTGGCGCCAAATGCTTCTTCCACGCGCGCAGCGCTTTCGTTTGCGCGGCACGCATTTCCTTCATCGCCTGTTTGACGTCACGAATCGCCATCGAGATCCTCATCTGCTTTGAGTTTACAGAACTGGTAGACCTGCGTGCCGCGCAACGATCGGCGTCCACCCAGCAACTTATCTACTCGTTCAAAGAACTCGAGCTTCGCTACCGAGTATCCACCCATTGCCGCCTCGCGTTGCCACACGCGATACGACTGCCACAGATCAGCGGTACGGATACGGTCGTCCTTATCCTCCGTCTTCTCGATCATCTCGTCAATGAACGCTGCGATCGTGTTGGATCGCGTCGTCCACTTCTCTCGCGCTAGAATACAAGGCTCAGGATGCAACCAATCGCCTCGACGACGCAAGCGATCAAAGCCTTGCACAAATCGTGCGAGAATCCCAGGCAGGTCTTCCGTGAGCATCCGTTTCTGTCTTTCATCGCTGCGCTCTTTTGCTGGAATTGCATGTGAGAAATCGAACACCAGCGCGCGATTACGCATTGCGTCTGACACGTCACGCGTGTGCGGCCAGTGATTGCTGATGATGATCGGCAGCGCTCGCGAGCGGAAGCTGAACTCATCCTTCCCTTTCGGGTTCGCAGTGAGTTGCTTCTCTTCCGAGATCTTCTTCAGCCAGCCGTCAGGCAGCACTGCGCCCTTGTCGAAGTCTTCGTCGATCAGCATGAGCTTCCCGACCAGGCCCGCCTCCGCGTGGTTATTCTGGCCGGCGTACGCGCTCATAGGGCGCTGCACCGCTGCGTTGTCGAGCAGCGCGTTGAACACGTTGCCGATCGTTGTCTTACCGGCATTGCTGGCACCGTGGAACAGCACCCACGTCTTGAGCCAGCGGCTGTGCTGGATCAGATACCCACCGAGCTCCTCGAGATGGCGCTGCATTTCGACCTGGTGCTCGGGCGGGAAGATCAACTTACAGAAGCGATCCCACTCAGGGCACTTCGCTGCTGGGTCGTACGCTACTGGGATCTGGCTCGTTAGGAAGCGTGCCGGGTCGTGTGCCGTCAACGTTGGCTTCACGGACTTCCCGGACGAATCGTGAAATACGATCTCCCCGTTGAGACAATTCACCACTGCCGCGCCCGGCTGCCGCAACTGCAAAGGGTCGTTGTTGTCGTCCTTCTCCGCTACGAACGCTATCAGCAGGCGCCACAGCTCGCCCACGATCGCCGATGTCTTGGACTCGCCAACCGCCGCAACGAGCTTCGCCATGTCCTGTTTGCGCTCTTGGCGCAACTGCACAACCGTGCGCTGCAACTTGCCCTGGACGATCTCGTCCGCGACCGGCCGCCATACACCATTCGTATAAGTCCAGAAAAGCCTGCCGACGCGCTTCAGGTACGTCCCGCTCTCGTAGTGCTCGTCCAGCACTTGTTGGATCAACAGCTGCTGCAGGTCCGGCGTGTTCCCGTTCTCGTCCGTCTCCTGGCTGCGGTTGCGCCGCGCCTGGCTCTTGATCGAGTCGAGCACCGCCTTCTTGCTCGGCACGGTCTTCTTGTCGTACCAGTTCTCTCTGAGAAGAGAAACTAACATCTCCGTATCCGAGGCCGACAGTGCACCAGCAGCGATAACAGTGATGGCTAGATCGCATTGTTTCTTCCCTTTGTGTGCATTCTCTTTGATCAGCTCCGCGAGCCGCTCGAAGGTGATCTTCTTGCCTTCTGTTGCTCGCGCAACAGAGGGATCAAGCTGAGCCTCGTCCTCGGCGGATAGAGGACCAAGGTCCTCAAATTCGGCAGCGCGAAACGCCTCCTTAACCTCGGGTAGCCCTCGGGCGAAGTCTGCCATTGCTCGATAGCTGGGAAACTCGGTGATGTCCATCGACCGTAGATCAGTGACTCCGTAGTCAAGATCACCGAACCGATGAAGGCGTACCAGATCGAACGCATTGTGCTGGCCGGCTGCCGGATCGCTGTCGTGGTGGGAGTGGAGCTTGGTGTCGTCATCGTAAACGACCGCACCCTCCGGGCGCGATCCTCGCGTGAAAGTCCACCGACCGGAGTCGACTTGCGCGTAGGGGAGTTCGAAGCGTTCGATAGCTTCGCTGATGGTAAAACAGCGGCAAAAGTCTCCGACGATGCCCCTCTTCTGTCGCGGGTCCTCAGCCTTATCTTTGTGTTGTGCAGTCGGGCCGATCGTATAGTCAGGCCATTCAGAACGATCGGTCCAATCCAGGAACTTCGTTTGAAGGATATTTTCGACATCCACGAATGGTCCATCATGGATGTTGGAATAGAAATTGGCACGAGATTCGTCATCCGGTTTCACCTCCGGCAGGAACATGAACTGCGCGGCCTTGTGTGACTCGCGCGCCGTGAGATCGATGCCGCTACCGAGCTGGTCTGCGACGAACCGCGACACAACTTCGAACTCGATCGGCGACACCGGCCGGCTCAGCGGCAATACGACGCGCAGCCGTGGCTTGTCCGGCGTGTGGCTCCAGGTCGTGTAGGCAATGTGTGCGTACGCTTGGAGACCTTCGAGCACCTCGTCGAAGTCCCAAGTCGTTATGTTGTCGTAATCGAGCGTGAGTGCGAAGCGCTGCAGGAAGTGCTCGCCGTCGCGATAGTTACTCTGATAGCTCGCAAGGCAATACCAGCCGTGGCTTCCCTTCTCATCCGTCTCGATCGGTGGTTTGCTGAAGAACTCGCGCACTCCCTGCCAAGTCAGGGAGTGCGTTTCCTTGATGTCGGCGTAGTGCTCCGACTCGCCGACGCTGATCGTGAACAACTTCTGGTCTATCGCGTTATCTCCAGGCCATTCATGTTATGTGTCAGCCACGCAAGTGGCTGTCAGGTTCTTCAGACCTGGGCCGAACTTACGTTTCATGGCGTTTAACCAGAAGTCGCCGGCCCTGACGCATGCCTCGCGTGACTTGAACGGGCCGACAGGTGCAGCGTCGAGCCGATAACTGGAGCTCGGCGAGTAGCTCGCGATCACCAGAAACCAAAGCACGAACGCTGCCAGGAAACGTCTCATCCTTTTTCTCTCCTTTGCAGTCGGTAGATCTCATCCAACAACACTCGAAGCAGGCTGGCCGCTTTGGCGCCAGTGCCGCTGCCACCGTGTCTCATTATGAACTGTTCCGCGGCCTTGCATGCCGCGTCAACGTCCGCGACTACCTGCTGCTCGAGCGGGTAAAGCGGGAACTCGCTCACTTGTTACCGCCGATTGCGGCCTTCTTGAACTTCTCGTGCCAGCGATCGTAGTCCAGGTGTTTGTACGCCTTTGGACTGCTGGCAAAGAACTTCTTGATCGGGTTCGTCTGGCAGGTGTCACCCTTCGTTTTCCCAGGGGTTTGTGAACTCTTCTTAGTGCGCTGCCTACTGCGCCAATTGGCCATTGACATGTGAGCCTCCTCGAACGTCGAGCTCGACAATCGTGCTCATCGGGAACTTGTGAGTTATCCCGCTGCGGCAGATCACCGTCACGACATCCATCAAGCATTGAAATTGCCGGGGCTCGTCGAACACCTCTTCCTGGCGCGACGAACCGTTCGGCTCCCAAAACTTTATCACAACGTGCATACGTGTTCCTTGTGGTGCGTCGGGTGAGACTCGAACTCACGACCTACCGGTTAAAAGCCGGTTGCTCTAACCGACTGAGCTACCGACGCATTTTAGGGCACAAAAAGCAGGGGTGAGGGTTGCTCACCCCTGTCGAGTGTGGTGGTCAGCGGCTAAATCGTGTCCGGATCCAGTCGCGTGCACCACGGAGGGTCCATCCAAGGACAGCACCAGTAAACAGCATACACCCTCCGAAGAGCCAGGCAACGGTGGTCATTGCACCAGCTTCGGCAACGGGAACGGAACCTTCGTGACGGGCTGGCAGTGACCGTCGTCCTGCGCATACGGCTTGTTCTTGAAGTCACTGCTGGTCATGCAGCCGATCGCCACAGACACCGTGGAGCACTTCAGAGACGCTGCGCCGCCCGTTTTCGGCTCGAACAGGTCGATGGACACCCAACCGTCGCCCTGCGGGCAACGAGGCTCCTGCGAGCTGTCGCCGCGCGACACGATATCCCAACCCGAGAACCGGGGATCGGTGGCACGGAACTTCTGCGCGTTCCAGATGCCGTTGTCCTTGGCCTGCAGGCGTGCCGACTCGAGCGTGTCGAACGACACCTCTTTGCTGCCACAACCGGCCATCAACAGCAGCACCGACGTCAGTAGCAGCAGACTGACCACTGCCACCAGGATACGGCCTGGCGCCGACGCAACGATGTCGTCGAACACGCTATTCTTCACTTGCGGAATCAGGAACTGCTCATCCATCGAAATTCTCCTTGCGTTTTAGAACGTTGTTGAAAACTACTCGGTCGATGCCAACTGCTTGGCCAGCTTAATCTGTTCAGGTATCGAGAGCCGCTTCTGCCGGAACTTTCTCGGCGGAAGCGGCATCCAGCCCACTACCTTGTGACTGTAGCCCGAAACTTCTGAGTTCGAGCCGCGGACCAAATCGATGTAGTGCTCGCCGTCCGTGTCGGTGAACTTTCGAAACCCGATCGTGGTGTGCAATTCGGACTTGGCCCAGTCCTTACGCTGAGTGAGAAGCAACACTCGCTCGCCGTAGGTTGGCAGCTGTTCTTCAACCGGAATGTATCCTTCGGTGTACTCACTCATGGGCGTTGTTTTCGCTCGCTGGGCACGAGCGCTCGATGTTTCTCGTCGCGGCGTTGCCGCCGTTGATCACGCAAGCTGCGCTTGCGCTCTTCACGTCGCTCATTGACGGTGTTGAACTGTTTGCTCTTCGACATCGGAGGAAACTCGGTACCGGACTTGCGTCCAGTGTCAGATTCATGTTCAGCGCGTTCGCTGCTGCGTTCAGTAGCTCTTGCGCTGCTTTCACGGCCTCGCTGGCGGGCATACGGAAGCCAAGCTTCTCGTCTGCGATGGCTTCGACGACAGCTGAGCCGTGTTCAGCTGCCGCTTCGTATGCCCGCAACCATTGTGATCGACCGCAGGTCATGCCGTCTGAGTCAACGCCCGACCGGACAACAGGACCAACATCTCCCGAGCCAGCCGTTGCCGCAGACGGGTGAAGGCATCCAAGAGATCAGTGCCTTTGCTCCCTTCGTTGACGACCACGAACTCAGAGTCGATGACCTGCCGGGCTTTGCGGTCAGTGCAGCTCATTTCGATCTGCACGCCCCTGGCGAACGCTTTCCCGCCGTGCTCCTTCTTGATCTTGACGTTCGCCGCATCGAGTTGCATCAAGAGCTCGCCGAACGAAACAAGCAGCATATCGATGCCGGCAATGCGAGCTGTCAACAACTCACGCACGTCCAACGACTGCGTGGCTCGTCGCTGCGGAAGATCGACGGGCGCATCGCCCGTCGATACGACCTGCACGCTTAACTGCATGCTGGGGTTCATGGTTAGTTCGCCTTGATGTGTTCCAGCGCCGATGCCGGCAGGATGAGCGAAGTGAACTTGATCCCGTCGCTAGATGGTGCTTCGGCACGCCGCTTCTGCAGCTCGTCAACCGGTACGTAACGCGTCGCCTCGACGAACGTCGGGTTGTGCGAGTTGTCGAGCGCCACTGTTTGCGTCAGCTCCTCGCGCAGCCGCTCGTACTGCAGGCCGAAGAAGTTGTTATCGCCGAGCAGAATTGCGTCCTTGATGAAGTACTGCACGTTGCTCACGTACACAGCGCCGGTGTTGTCCACCAGTCGCAGCTTCAGCCGCTGCTGTGACGCCACCGCAGCGTAGTCTGCGAACTCCTCGTCGGTCGGAACGCGATCCTCGACGCGCAGCTCTGTCAGGCCGTGCTTCTCGTGGAAGTCATACTCTAACTTGGAGAAATCCTGATACGTGAGCACCAGGAGCTCGGCCAGCGGATCATAGCCGGCGTTCACGAACTCGAGGAAGCGATCCCAAGACAGCGGCCGGCTCTTGGCGCTTCGCTGTATGACCGGATGATCGCTCTTCGGCCGCACGCAGTAGTCAGGAATGGCGGTCACTTCCAGTTCCCAGTACGTGCCCTGTCTAGCCTGCGCGTCCTGCTTGTCGAGCATCCGACGCAGCGCCGCATCGGTACGCTGGATGAGATCGTTGATCAGGGTGTTGAACGCCTCCGCCATGGACGGATACTTCGCGTCGCTGAAGAACTCAGCGGCACTCAGGTTCTGCGCGACTTCGACGGTTTCTCCATCGAAGATCTCGATCTTCATCTTGATCTCCCAGTGATCCAGCACCTGAAGGATACGCGGATCATAGGACCACTTGCCATCGGCCAGCGTCGGCCGCGGGATTCCGTGTTTCTCGAGCTGCTGGACGTGGCGCCCTTGAAGCCTGCTCATCAGGCTCTTGAGCGCGACAGTCGGGACGTCGATGCCGATGTGCTCCTTCAGGAGCAACGCTTGCTCGACATCGATTGCCTCAGATGTCTCAGTTTGCGCCTCATACTCGGCACCAACGGCAGGGACGCAGCTCACCGTGAAAGTCACGGCGCGCTGCAAAGTAGGGAAAAGTTCCATGGATACTCCTTGAATGGATAGGACGATTGGTTTTGGTTTGAGCGTTATTGTCAGAAGCTGCGCGTCAGGATCAAGATGTCCCTGCCCAAGTTGGGCATCTTGGTTCCGGCGTTCGAGAAGTGCCGGAGCGACGCTTTCCAAAGGTTGTTCTGACCGAAGCGTACGGCAGCCAACAGCGAGAAGTTGGCATTGCTGCCGTTGATCCGGTCGTTGTGATCGAGATACACGCCACCAGCGCCGAGATCCAAGCGGCCGAAGCTCCAGACGAGTAGCGATTGGACGTAGCGCTGCTCTTCACCAAGCTCGCCTTTGTATTCGTACGGCGCGATGTAACCGATACCGACCTGCAAGTCGAGACGACCGAGGATCGGCGCCGGTACGAGATCCTCGAAGCTGAGCGTCAGGCCGACCTGCGGCGCGGATGCGCGGAATACCGTGTACCCGGCTTCGACGTCGATGCGCACGCTGCGGGCCTCGCTCATGCCGCCGTTCTCATCGACCTGCGGCGTTGCCTCCGCTTTGGAACACATCGACGCAAACATGAGCACACAGAACACGATCACTGCGGCCCACAGATAGACGCGCGGATACTGATTTCCGGATTTATCTGACATTGGAATCTCCTAGGTTGAGGTGAGAAGATCGACGGACGAATCTTATAGAGTCTGCGTTATCGTTGCAACGGAAATCTTACATAGATTCGTCCGTCTGTCGTGATCTCGACATTTGGACTTGGACCATCGAAATCGATCAGGATCTGACTCACATCTGCCTGCGACGGATACTCGGCAGCAGTGTCGTACGTGACACTGATGCCGACGTTCTTATAGACACGACTGTCTATTGCAACCTTAGCCGGAGTCGGATTCGGCACGTTTTCTCGCTCGTTCGATCGTCTGCTGCACCAGTTGGTCCTCCAAGGCCCGGTGACTAAACACCGGGCCGTGATTGGTCAAGCCGCTTGTCGGCGGCGTTGCTGGGTTTTCGGCGGCACGACCTTCATCAGTGCTGCCATCTCGTTCGTGGCTTCCTCGGCTGTCGGCTGGTGTCCCGTGCCGAGGCATGCCGGACAACCTGATCCTTGCTTGATGGTGCGCATCGAGATCTTGCGCGTCGGCCCGTCAACGAACTTGACGTACAGCGGCTCCGCACGCCGCACCATCACTGTCTCGGTCGCGCGCGTTTGCCCACGACCCTTGCATGTCTGGCAGAGACTCATTGCGCCTTTTCGGCCTGCTTGATCCAGCGCTGCGCCGCCCGATACAGCCGCAGTACGCGCTCGACGTTAGCTGCTCCGCGCTCTTTCGCTGCTTTACGAAGGTTTCGCGACGAGTAGTACTGGTAGTAGTCCTTGCCGCCCCAGTGTCGCAATGCCTGGCCGGCCGTGAACTCACGGCAACCAGCCAGAATCAAGAGTGTTCCAGCGCTGTCGAGCTGCGCGTGATAGTTGAATTTGCGCTTGTCGCGCCCGCCCTCGAACCTCACAGGGCCCTCTCGGTCGATGGCTCTCCGTGCTGTGTCCGACAGCTGAAACTGCGTGAACTCGGCGAGCGATTTGATTAGCGCGTTGCGCTTGCGGGTTATCGCTGCTGCCTGCGCCGCGAGCTCCGCCTTGCGACTGTACTTCTTACTTGCTTTCTTGGCCGTTGCCATCGTCCGATCCTCCAGGTGAGGGTAGTGCCGTCAAGAACTGCTTGCCGTCCACTACCGTGAAAAGTTGTGCGTGCTCGACTCTGGCAGCGGCACGTGCCGCGCTCAGATCAGCTGTCCAATCGACCGTGACACCGTTACGGTGCCGAACATGATAGGAAGTCTTGGGCATGCTAGGTGCGTGGCTCCTTCGCCAGAAATGAGGCTTTCGCGAAGTTCGTCAACTTGGTTTCGTTGATGAGCTTCGATCCGTTGTACATGTAACTGAGGATCAGCTCACGTTGTTGAGTCGTTGTCTCAACGTACTTGTAGCCGAGCAACGTTATCTCGCTGCTCATCATACCGCTCAGATGGTTGAACACGCGGTATTGTTCGCCTGGCACTGGCATCCAACGAGCGAAACGCGTCTGAGTGTTCGGTACCGGCTTCAGGAACGTCTTCGGCTGCACCGACCGGATCAAGGTATGCGCGGTGAGCAGGCCCGGCATCTTTTCTCGATGCACCTCATCGAGAGACACGAACACCTGATGTATCGTGCCGCGGTTCGGGTCGTGCTCTTCCTGCGAGAAGTCCACGAGTGTGTGAACATTGCCGAGGTGATTGTTGGTGTACCCGCCGATGCATCGATACCGTTGCTTAGTGAACTCGTTCACCACGACATCACCGACGTTGAACAAGTCCTGCTTACTGTGCTGCTTGCCGCCGTGCTGCGCCGCTGGGAACTTGCAATGGTCGCAGGTCACGAAAAGTGCAGCATCGATACTCGAAGGACTCACGCTGAATTCCTGTTGTGTCGCTGGCGCTGTTTCTTCTGTCTGCTGTGGCGTTGCAGCTGGTGCAACAGTGTCGAGCTTGCTCGGCTCCTGGTACTTCTCAAAGTTCACCGAGTAGGTGAACGCGCCCGGCATGCCCTTCGCATCAATACAACGAACGAGCTCGTCGGTCTGCTCGATGCACCGGAACGGCTGATGCGCTTCCGACGGATTTTGCAAGCCGCGTTTGCGCTGGCTGTTCGTCACGAGGTGAGTGGGCGTGTCCTTCACCGTGAACAGCTCGCCGACGGGAGGGACCCAACGGCGTGCGCGACGCGGCAAGGTGATTGCTTCCACCTCGATTTGATACGGTTGGAACTTGAGCTGGCCGGCGCTTGGGTATGTCCAGTACTGGGCGTTGACGTGACTCACGAGCCATTCACGAAGCTGGTCGTATTTGGCAATGTCATACCGGTACCAGGGCCCGAGCTGGCGAGTGGAGCGCAACGTCGGATGCCGAGCTCGAAGCCAGCAACTGTTAGGCCATGCGGTGTTGCCGTTGACTCTGATGGTCACCATGTCGGCACCATCTTGAGTGGCTTCGCTCAAGATGCGCAGGACATTGGAAGGGTTGTTAGGCCGGCTCGTGAATCGCCAGCGCGTAATACGTTGTGCTGGCCCTTTCGGTTGCTGTGGCGGTGTCGCTGCTGCGTAGGCTTCCAGTTGATGGTTGCGTATTGCGGTTTCAGGCATCGTGTATGTCTCCTATGGTGTGGTTGTGCGAATGTGTGCCTCCTACATATGTAGGAGGCAACACGAGGGGCAAGGACGAGGATGGTGTGAATCAGCAGCCGAGCTGTTCGAGTTTGGTGTCGAGCTCTTCGTTGAATCGATTGTTCCGGATGCTCTCTTGCATCTGGTCTTCGATCTCGACGGTGGGCGTGCACTCGGGTGCCGGGCAGTCGACTGCTGCAAGCTCCGGGCCGGCTTCGCTTGAGACTCTGGGGGCGGAGGCGATGATCGGAGGTGCCAACACTTCGAGTCCCGAAACTCTCACGAGCGGTTCGGGCGGCGATCCGTCAAATGACAGCACTTGCGGTAGGTGATGCGGTCGCCGAATCGACAGCATCAGATTGGTGTCGTAGAACTCGCCCTCGAGTTCATACAGTATCTCGCCGATGTTCCGGAGGATCACTCGCATGAAGCGAGCGTCGCGCGGTGCACCGTTGTAGTCGTCACCCCAGTGCTGCAGTGCTTGCGGTAACGTCATCAGCCGGCATCCGGCCGAGATCACATAGTAGTGGTGGGTTCCTTCGCCGTCGGAGCGCAATAGGCGGCGCTCGTCAACATGCATTTCACCGATCTCTTCCTGTGTCACTGCCACACGCGCGAGAAGTACCGGGTAGCCGCGACGCTCTCTGCCGAGCATTTGGACCCAGGTCGTGCGGGCTGGCACAGTTGAGTAGCTCGGAATGAAAGTGCCGGGAGGAATTCTCGCTCCCCGGCCTATGTGACATGTCAAGCCGATGTGCGCACCCTGACCAATGAATGCGCCTGTGAAGAGAGTGGTGCTACTGCCAATAAACGCGCCGCGCTTGACTGTGACGCCTTTATAGATGCGAACGTAAGGCTCGAGCGTGACGTCTGAATCGATGCGAATCATGTTGCAGGAGTCGAGTTCGAGACTGACCTGGTGAGGCACGAGCGGTCTCAATACGCCAGTACCAAAGAACCAAGGCTCGCCCGGACGGACATAACCTGTCTCGCCGACTCGTCCCTGAAGGCTGACCCACTCTGCGACTGGGGTGGATTTGGTGGAAAGATTCTCAGATGGTGCGCACATATCGTGCTCCGTTTGTGGTTGACCCGCCGCGCACTTTAACTGCGGTTAAACCGACAAGGAAGCAACTTTTTGTCGAAAGTGTGACGCAGTTGCGGAGTGTAAAGAAAATCGACTGTAGGACAAATCCAACTTTCCACCCAACTTTCCACCCCTTTTTCTTCAATGAAATCAACTGCTGGATAAAATACCTGCCGGAATATGTTCCAACAATCGAAAAAAAGTTATCCACAGATGAATCGCTATAAAAAACATGGTAGTTACGCGTGTCAATGGTGGATTAGGTGGATTAGGTGGAAACCTGGATCCCCTTCTTACGTAGAGAAGATTTTTTTTTCTATGTATGGATATACAGGAGAGAAAAAATCTTCCCCTGTATATGGATGCCAGCCACAAATCCACCTAATCCACCCTGGATCGAAAAACAACAGGTTTGGATTTGATTTCATTGAGAAAAGTCGCGGGTGTGGTTATTTCGACGTCCCATTTTTACCACTCACTCAACTCGCTGAAGCGGCAGGGAAATTCGTCACTTAGTAGAGGGGTGTGGTGGGTTTGGTCAAAATCCACCCCGGAATCCGATTCGATCGTAAGGCTTTGAAAAACATCTGAAAGCTCGCATTTGGTCCACATCCACCAGCGTGTGTGGGGTGCGGTAAACGGGACCGTCTGCTCGAGCGGCGTGTCATCGAGCGCCAGGGCTCGGTGTATCAATCTGGTGTTTTGGTGTGTCATGGCCGGGAATCGTGCCAGACGAAACCTGGAGGCGCCAGGGATGCGATCGGGTCTAACCCGCTGGGTAGGTGCCAGTAGCGGTGAGGTCGTCTCTAATCGCGTTATAGGAAGCCAGGGCACACGCTAGGTTATGTGCCAGGCGAACGGAGCACGCGCCAGGGACGCGATCGAGGGTCGACCGCTACCTAGGTAACGGCCGACCCTCGCGCCTCCTAGCCGTCCTCCTGCGAGCGCTCGCGAATGGTGATGACGTCATCAGGTGCGAGCAGCCATTCAGCGTCGCGTATGGCGCGATGGATCCGGTTGTCCATTCGTCGCGCGTCCACACTTGTTTTTGAGCCGCGATCACAGACATGACAGCATCAGCTGCAGTCTCGTCTGCGCGGCGCATGATGGCGCCGATACGCGCGCCTCCCTCGAGCTCGAGTCGAGTCTTTGCGGCGTCAACACTGATCATTTTTCACCTCGTTTTACAGTCTTTAGCAGCCAAGAGAGCATCGCCTGCCAGAAGAGTGACTCTGGCCTGGCGTCGGTTGCAAACACACCTTCGAAACTGTCTATGACAGTTCCGTCATCTCTATACACAACGATCTTCATTGCACACCCTATGCGTTAGGATTCCGAATTGCCCACTGGCGCCAGTGGGCAACGCGCAAGCCTCACTCTGCAGAGTGAATCACTACCTTGTTGCAGTGATCGCACGAAACAGGGTCGACACAATCTGACTCTGAGATGACGGCAGCTACGCGCCAGCCATCCCTGTACCCATATCGAATTGATGCGGAGATCTCGCGATAGTTCTCTCGGGCACAGTCGAAACACAGCGCTCCACCATCGGTGCACAGAAACATCAGCGTGTAGCTACCCCAAGTGCTCACGCTGCCGTTACGCAATGTCGCACGCAATTCGTGGGTGTTTGTGATCCTCGGATGCGTGACAGCATAACCCGGTCGCACGAGCTTGGTTGCGATCGGTCCAATGTGCGGCATCCATCGCTCGAGATCGCCGTTATTCATCACTGTGAAATGTTTTGGCAGTTCCATATCGAAGCACTCACTGTTGGTTAAGGATCTCGAATCACTTGCTCTTGCGCTTGGTACGCTTGCAGCGCGCAAACTGCATATCCCCTCGCACGATACCGTGCCAGATGAAGCCATCAGGACCGACAAAATCAAAGTCCTCGCGTTGCGCTCCGAACCCGCCCCCTTGTTTGGAGTGTTTGTAGTTGAACACCGGGAAGCTAAGGCCGCCTAGCCAGTCAGTCACGTGATAGTCCGTGCTGCGCGCCTGATCGGCAGGGACCGTAGGAGTCGTGAGATACAAGCCAGCAAGGCCGGTTGTGATCATGTACTGCCGTTCTCTTCTGGCAGCGCAGCGCTTGCAGATTCGTGATCCGGTGGCAGGGTCTATTGCTTTGCCAGCAGAGCTGTCATCGTCGATATGACCGCAAGCTATCACTTTGAGTTGCATAAATAGAGCACTCACTGTTGGTTAAGGATTCCGAACTGCGCCCGACACGGACGCAGCGCGCAAGCCTCAATTACTACGGGCTAGGCGATCTCGCAACGCGCGTACGCGTGCATAGCGTCGTTCCATACCCTCGGTACCGAGCTTGCGCCACGCGCGTTCCTGCCGGTCAGTGTGGCGGAAGCAGTACCACTCCCAGAAGAAAGCAAACCATCGCCACTCCAGCTCACTGATGTAACCGCCGTGGTAAAGCATCCTGGCTTTGTCGTATGACACGTTCATGCGCGACGCGCTTAGCGCTGCAGCTATGTTTCTCATGCCTGCTTGCTCTCTTCGGTGACTCGCTTATCGATGGCGTCGATGATTTCGAACACATCACCGACGCCCACCGTATAACCAGTGTCGAGCGTCGCTTGCGCTCCATAGGCGCGAGCAAAGTTCGATGACCGGTCGATCCGCATCACCTTACCGGTGATATGGCCGCCGCGCGGCAAGTGCGCTTTGACTTGCATACCCTTTCGAACGTTCATTAGTCCTCCGTCTAGTGGCTAAGGATTCCGAATTGCCCAGCTACACAGCTAGGCAACGCGCAAGCCTCATGCCTCGCTGTAGCTTTCCAACACTCCGCGCGATTCAGTCTTGAGCTGATACGCGTAAGGGAACTCGCTGATTTTATCGAGTACAAACGACACTTCGTCATTACTCAACGGTATTCGCCAACCGAAGCAATGACGTGCTTTGGGCGGTTCTTTGTGACTGTAAAAAATGTAGTTGTCGAGCAGTGCAGGTCCAAAGTGATCGAGTATCCAATGCGCAGCCGTGCGTTCCTCGCTGGCAAGTTCGAAGTTCCTTTCAATCTGCGCTTTCTTCTTCGCAACCAAGATCACATTAGCCTTTGCCAACCGTTGAGCGAAGGCAGGAACCAGCACAGCGGATTCTTCCGTGCTGAGCGGCGGTCGATCGTTGCGGATCCTTTCTGCGGACACTGGTCGCAGGCGAGTCAGATACAGATCTGATTGCTTGAGATACGGACTACCGATGCAGCTTTCACAGAACTGAACGGGATGGCTAGCCGAGCGAGGCGTACCTGGCGCGTACTGTGTGCCGCAATAGCCACACACCAAAGTCTTACTCACGAGCTCAGACAACTCGGGAGACAGTTCCACATAATACCCGTGTTGCATGTGTCGATTGCGATACTCGAACCGGCACCATTGATGAATTCGCAGTCCCTTATCTGAGCCGTACTCTGGCTGTGGCGCAGTATTCCACTGATCAGCAAACAAGTGTTTCGTCTCGATCTCGACGCGACCACCGGCTTTAGTGATTGCGTCGATTGTCTCTACGAACTTATGGCTATCAGCCGTCGTCTGCGAGTAGTTGCCGTCCAGATTCACATTCATCGGACGGAACCCGCGAGCCAAGAGCCTGTCTTGTAGTTCCTTGTACGCTGCAGTACCTTTTGCCGTGGAGGTGTCGATTCGATACGGGACAATCGTGGCAGGAAGTGTTTTCATACGATGCACTCTATAAGCTAGGGAATTGAAGTCTGGATTATTTGTTCAACAAATGCAAGAACTTTTCGGCGAAGGCTGCAGCGATGTCGCCAGCCAAGTCAGTTCCGCCTGCTCTCTTCCAAGCTGCAAGTACGTGCGGTTCGATGGTCACCGGCAATCGCGTGCTGCCTTTAGCGTAGCGACGCGGCCTACCGCGCTTTGTCTTCTTTTGGCTTGTCGTTGCGTTGCGCAAGCTCGTTTTCATATCGGCGTTGGCACTCCCAATGCCGGCCGGTGATTGCGTGGCGCGGCTCGCCAGGGAGTACAGGCTGCTTGCAGTAGTCACAAATTTCATGGCACATGGCACTCTCTAAGTTGCGGAGGATTCCAGATTGCCCACTGAGTCAGTGGGCAACATGCAAGCCTCGATTACTTGCGGCGTTTTTGAGCGATCACACGGAGTCTGCGCTGTTGCGCCACACTCAGGCCGTGCAGGACCGTGTAATGCTTCGCAACACTGTCATACACATACACTGCGTCGTATTCATCCACCAATATTCGGTGCTCGCTCGCGTGATTCTGCGAGAAAGCTTTTACTTTTGCCATAAATTCTTGACGTTGCAACATTAGTTCAGCCCTCTAGTAAATCCAAGTGGCGGTTGCCCGCAATGCGATGTCGAATGCTTGGTGTATATGCTCCTTGACGTCGTTTCTGTTGCGACCACTAATCGAGAGTTGTATGTCTGACACCATGTCTGGCGTTACGCGCACTGTGTGCGTAGTCCAGCCATCGTAAGACCCTTGTTCGTTCATGTGGTGGAAACGCACAGTGAACACGAGCATGTTGCGGCTGCATCTATCAAGCTCGATTGTGGTTGCGTTGTCGAACCCTGCACCGCTAGGCATGTGGTTCGTTACCAGCGCAAGCAACCGCTGCTCGTGCAGCTGCATCTGATGCCTGTAGTGTCCAGTGGCGTCACGCTTGGCTGATTCCTTGCAGTTGTCCCGAGCAGCCACAAGCTCGGCAATCGCAGCGTAAAGAGGCTTTTCCATTTTTAGAGCACTCACTGTGTTGCGGAGGATTCCGAATTGCCCACTGGTGCCAGCGGGCAACGCGCAAGCCTCTACCAGACTCTATTTACTGGACCATTTAGACGCCGCAACTTAGCCATAGCGTTGGCTATAGCTTCCGGAGTACGCGGAATGAACTGTCCAAGCATGCCATACGCACGCATAGCGGCCCGAGAGTAACAGCCGCTGCCGTCTCGCAGTTTCAAGCGCTTTTGCGCTTGGCTCCCCCCTCGCATCTTGCGGACGATGCGGCTTTTCACGGGTTGAGGATTTCCTCGCATGTCACACAGTAGGACTTGCGCGGCATATATCGCCATTTGGTAATTCATCTTTGCACTCCTTGTCCGTTGTGAGGATTCCGAATTGCCCACTGATGCAGTGGGCAACGCGCAAGCCTCTTAGCCTAATCCCCACTTGCCGCGACAAATTGGACCGATGCCTAGCCGTACACTCTCTTCGTTCTCCAGAGTGCGGCCACAGCAGCTACACGAGCCGGTTTGCTTGCCGTGCATGACGGCAGCAGCGAACGGATCCTTGCAGATTTCGAGGATAGCGGCTCGATGCTCGCTGGTGCACTCGCGAGCGGCAAAGAAGTCTCCATTAGCTTCAATGCGCCCGTAATAGGCACTCTGGAAACTGCGACCACCCTTGACGAAGATCGCGTTAGGGTACTTCGAGTTGGCTGTTGCAGGTTGGAATACGTAACTGCCAACCTGAAACTTCGGATACTTCAAGCCGCTGGCTTTGGCAGCTTTGAACGCGTCAATCATGCGATCGAATCCGCCACCGGTAACGACAGCATCGACAACCTTAGCCTTAGCTGCATGCTCAGCATCACGTACCAGCGATCGGCGAACCGCGGCAATCTGTCCTTCAGTGAGCGTTCCCCATTTGAGGAACGCAGCGAGCAAGGATTCAGCAAACTGGCTGTGTTTACTCGCTTGTGAATCGAGCCAAGCGAACACATCAGCGTGCGCGGCGCGATATTCCTCACGTGCCTGCATCTGTTTGCGCGCTTTGTCCTCGCGACGTTTTTGGAGCACTGCGGGATCAGTCTTGAGCAAGCCTTTACCGTGGCACTTATTGCAGGGCCATGAACGGGCATGCCATGGCGTTGGTTTCCAGCGACCCGAACCGCCGCAATTGTTGCAGCGATATTTGGCGATCGTAGCGACGCTGCGGTCGACACCCATGCCCAGTTGCGCGGCAGGCTCGATTAGCGCCACGGCAGGCTTAGCGGCACGTACAGTGCCAAAATCGGCTGCGTCGCTATCTTCCTCGCTCAGCACTTCTTCAAGCGCGGTCCAATCCAGCGCCGAGAATCCGCCTTTCCCGTGATTCATACCTCCGCAAGAACACTCACACTGATTGCCCACTGCGTTCATACAGCGAGCATCGCACTTGTGACGTGAGGGTGTGTTGCTGTAGGCGATGCATCGATCAGCCTCGAACAAACCACCCACTGACTCTACTGTGCCCACTGCGAGAGTACCGTTGTGCATGACGCGACGAATTGATTCCGAGGCTTGCAGGTTGTCGCATGCATCTGCTTGCTCGGGAGTGATGAAAGTCACTCCCTGCAGCGGCACTGGCTGCCCTGCGATGGTGGTGTAATACCGAGCGGTTGTTGTCATGGTTGTGGCTTCCGTGTTGTGAGGATTCCGAACTGCCCAGCACGCTGGGCAGCGCGCAAACCTCAGCGTGCCACGGTCGACCAGTCAGTAAGCTGGCCCGTGCGACGTGCGACGTTGCGAGCTTTGCAAACATCGCCCCAACACAGCGCAGTGCTAAGCACGTCTTCGCGATCGTTTGTGTAATACGCGCTAGCTTCCTTCGCGCCTTTGGCGTTGAGCCGGTATTCGTCATCATTTCGCCGGAGCGTAAGCCCCAAAGCACGCACTTGTGCGAGCAATTCCGACCAGCTCAATCCATTGTCGGTTGCCTTGGGTTTGTACTGCGCCTCAAAGACTGCGTTGCGCGCCTCGCTTACTGCAAGCGCTTCGGGCGAATTCGCGCCGTACTCGTCGCAGACGTCTTGCTCTGCCTCGCGAGCAAACGAGGTAGCGGCGTCGCACTCTTCGTCCGAATTGAATCCACCGGCAAACGCACCCGAGTCGTAAGCCTTTTGGATAGCGAGCATATCCTTGCGGATGTACTCGATTTCGCTAAGGGTGTAACCGCCACTGCACTTGACGTGTACTTGCCCACCAGCAATGAAATACATGCCGTCTAGACCGCGGTCAGAAAAGAAAACGTCCAAGCCTAACGAGTAGATCATGTGTGAGGTGATGTTCATTTGGTGTTTCTCCGGTTGACGTATGAGGATTCCGAATTGCCCACTGGTGGCCAGTAGGCAACGCGCAAGCCTCACGAGCAATGCTTGAGCAGAATCAAAGCCGCGATTGCTCGGGCAGTATTCCAGCCACCAAAGGCATCGCCAGCGAGAGTCCGCAATAGCTGCCGCTCAGCATCCGAAAGGAGCTGGTTAAGACCAACTGTGACTTGGGCAAAGAGGCCGATCTCGGCCAGTGCGATGACAACGCGCGGAGCGTCTGCGTTCTCGCAGATGTCCTGCAGTTCCCTAATCGTGATTTCCATCTTGCTCGCTCCTGTTTGGCGGAATTGCCGGAACAGGAGCGAGCTTATTATTATTTGTTCAACAAATGCAAGCGGTTTATCGCTATGCAGCGCGCAACTCTGATTTCGCACGCTTTTCCATCACTGTTACTTCGCGTAGCGCACGCTTGACTACGCTCGCAACGCGAGATGTGCGCGGCACGTTCTGCGCAGCCAATATCAGCGCTTCGAGCGGCTCGGCAACCTCAGCATGTAATGAGCCAGCAAGCATGCGGTGCACGGTCTTAGGCCGGAGTGCGCGCTTGCGTCGAGCGGCCTTAGCGTCCCTGGCTTGTTTGAGCTGGTGCAGTGTGGAGTGTTTGGCAGGTGATAGCCCTAGCTGCATCGAGCACTTTATCTGCGATTTGAATACGCGCCATGCGGCAAGCTCCTTCGCGAATTTATCCTCAGTTAATCCGAGCTTGGCTTTGTATTCAGTCTCGGCATGTGCGCAAAGGGCAACGAACGTGACAACTGCACTGGGCAGCGTCTCGGTATGCGCACATGCCCATTTTGCGAGGCTGTAAATGTGTGCGCAGGTCCCTGCATGCTGTTTTGCGTAGTGCTCGCGAGCGGCGCGCAACCCGTCCTTAGCCACATATGCCTGATGTACTGCTTCGATCGCCTGCAGCGCTCGGGCCTTACCGGCAGTGGTCAACTCAATATCGCTCATTTCGCAAACTCCAAAGATGTCAATAGGGGATAGTCCTCAATCGGCGCTTACATAATGCGTGGCAAGGCAAAAAATATCCATCGGAAATGCCTTTCTGTGTGAGGGGATTCGCTGATTCATAACTGGCCAGTTATATGTTGCAATCTTTTAAACACTTGTGTTGAGGATCTTAAACACTGAACCGATCGGTTCAGTATCGCTGTGCTCCGGTGTTTCTTGCGATTTATGGCAAACGAAACGCGGAGGAGAGCACTACACGCGCGTGAACTGATACATAAGCGGCGACTTATGGATTGACAGCACTGGCCGAGATCGGCCGGCATCAGATTTGCTGTTGTTTTGTCGCAGTGAGCTCGAAATAATCTGCGCTGTCCTCGTAATCTCGAGGGATATCAATGACTTATGACATACCGGGCATTTAACAATTTCCACGTTATGCGCCAATCTGGCTCCCTGGCGCTGCGCCGAATCCGATCTCCGCCGCCAAAATGAGCCTCATACTTCACGGCGAGCTGAAAAGATTTCGGGGCTTTAGGCCCGCGCGATCTATTCCTTAGTCACCACAAAAAGCAGCGGAATTTTTCTACGCGCGCACGTGAGGGGCCCCTCTTCGTCTGACGGAAAAAGCGAGCGGTACCGGTACCTTGCGAAAGCGCGGCAGGAAATTTTCCGGTGGGCGCTCCTCGCGCGTACACGTGGAAAAACTCTCACAGCTCTGGCATGCTCAAGTCTGTGCCTGGAGACCGATCGGGAGGTTTCTGGACTGTGAATCCAGCGGACCGGGTTCGAACCCCGGCAGGCACCCCACACATCAACAGGAGCTCACATGGACATCATGATCGAGGGTTGCGACACCGCCGAGGTGTTGCGGCTGCAGCGTTTTCTGACTCAGAACAACTTCCACTACCGCCGAAACCACGACTGCGACAAGGAGGCGCAGCCGCGCATATACATCGACCGGAACATGATCGTCCGGCCGACCATCGCAGCAGTGGCACGCGAGCTCGGCCTGATGCCGACGCCAGCCAACGATTCGACCGGCCTGTTCGATGGTCAAGTGCAGGACGTTGCAATCATCGGCGCAGGGCCCGCAGGACTCGCTGCAGGCATCTTCGCGGCGAGCGAAGGTTTAACCTCGGTTATCGTCGATGAGTTCGGCCCTGGCGGCCAGGCGGGCTCCAGCACGCGCATCGAGAACTATATGGGTTTCCCGACCGGTCTCAGCGGCGGGCAACTTGCCGCTCGAGCTGCCGCCCAGGCTAGGAAGTTCGGCGCCAAGTTTGCCATTGGTGAGTGTGCCAAAGGCATTTTCGGCAGCGGCGTCAACCACTACGTGATACAGCTCGAGGACAATTTCTTCCTGGCGAAAGCCGTGGTGATCGCCACTGGCGCGAAGTATCGCAAGCTCGACGTACCTGGATGGTCCGAGTACGAGAACACGAACATCCACTACGCGGCAACGCCGATGGAGGGGCAGCTGTGCCGTAGCCGACCGGCCGTTATCGTCGGTGCCGGCAACAGTGCTGGCCAGGCCGCTCTGTTCTTGTGCCGGCTCGGCTGCAAGGTCACGATGATCGTGCGAGGCAAGCAGATCGAAGATTCGATGTCGAGCTACCTGAGCGAGCGCATCCGGAAGGACAGCTCAGTGACCGTGATCGAGCAGGCGAACATCACGAGGCTTGTTGGCGCATGCGGTGAGCTGACTCATGTGTACTGGCAACGGAAGACGGAACCAGACAACTGCTTCTGTCTGAATGGCGCTGAGCCGGCAGGGCATTTGTTCGTGATGCTCGGCGCCGAACCGAACACGGGCTGGCTGCCGAACTCGATCGACCGCGACAACGACGGGTTCGTGTTGACGGGCCATCGAGCGCAACACTTTGGCGAAGCGGCAGAACTGCTGTTCCAGACGTCGATGCCGGGCGTGTTCGCGATCGGTGATGTCCGGGCCGACAGCATGAAGCGCGTGACCACGGCGGCAGGGGAAGGAGCGGCCGTCGTGTCAAGTCTTCACAAGTACCTCGCAAGGGTGTAGGCTTGTTTTGACCCTTGAGAATTGAGCGCCTTGAGGGTTGATGTGAGAGCCCCGAAACGGGGGTCCCCGGTTAACAGCCATTGACGGGGATCCCCGGAGTAGGGCTAGATTTTAGAGGCGCTCGCTCCGTATGAAATCCGTCTAAGCCGGTAGTGACGAGACTGGCCAGCGGAGTGAGCGCGCTTTAAACACCGCGGTATCGCCGATACCGTGCTGTTTAAAGCCCAACACAAGGAGTGCAAACATGACGTTTCTGATTCTGTTCTTCCAGATGCTTTTGTTCGATGCGGCCACGACCGAAGAGCCGGTGCCGCCTTCGCCTCCGACGACTGACGGACGCCTGAGTCATCCCCTGGGCAACGAGATCGTCACTCCGCTCTGATCAACTGGTGAGGTTCGACTAAAAGCAAGTCACGTGGCCTAAATCACGGCGATCCAGGTATCGAATCCTGGCCCTCACCGCCCCCTTGCAGAGATCTTCGAACGGCGTATATTCGGTTCTGCGGTCACACGCCTCAAGCCAACAAAGCAACTACCAATCAAGGCGAGAAAGGACCGAGCTGCGGAGCAGTGATCGCAAGATCACTGCTCCATTTCTTTGCATAAGGAGGACAGATGGCAGATCGAATTCGCCGACCACGCAAGCGAAAGATCCAGATCCGCGCACTCGTCTTCGCTGTCGCCGGGGCTGAACCGATTCGCGTCGCGTATCGCGGGCCGCGCGGCAGCGAGAAGTATGAGCGGCCGAACCACAACCCGTTCCGAGGACTCGCTGACTGAAGAAGCCATACGAACCGAAGACCAATCGCAAACCTGCGGTTCGTAAAGGTGGCGGGCGCCCCACAAAAGAACAACTGGCAGCCAAGCAGCAAAAGGCGCTCGAGGTAGCGCTCGCTGCGCCGCCGCTCGAGCCGTTGAATCCCGACAACTGGACGCGGCTCCTCGGCGCGATTGCGCTCGGTAGCGACCCCGAAGAGGCAATCAAAACGCTGAGCATTTCGCCGGCAACGGTGGACGGCGCGCTGCGCACCGAGCCGAAGATGCGTGAGGCGTGGAACGCGGCGAAGATCGAGGGCGGTCGCATCAACTGGCCGCGCAGCATCATCACCGAGATCTGCAACAAGATCGCGGACGGCTCGCACAGCGTGCGTACAGCGTGTGAATCGGTCGGCAAGGATCGCAACAGCTTCCTGCGCCTGGCGCTGCGCGACCCCGAGGTGAAGGACGAGTACGAGCTCGCGCTGCAGATGCGGGCCGAACACTTCGCCGACGAGGTGATCGAGATCTCGAACGACAGATCTCGAGACGAGGACTGGGAAGGCAAGGGAAACTCTGCCGCGGTCAGGCGTTCTGAACTCCAGATCAAAGCCCGTATGCAGCTGGCAGGCGCCGCGAACCCGGTGAAGTACCGCGAGCGTACGTCGGATCGCACCTCCACAGTCAACGTGCAGCAGAACGTTCAGAACAACGTGAACGTCGAGCTGAACTTGAACCATGCCGAGCGCCTGGCCGCAGCGCGGCGGCGACGCAAGGTCGCCAGCGAAACAAGGCCGGTGCTCGAAGCACAATACGAAGAAGTGCCCGCGGCACAAGGTGCTGATGCCGAAGACGACTGGTTGGACGACCCCTCAAAATGAGGAACCCCAAGGACTAACAGACGAGCAGTTCGAGAATGAACTGATCTCGGACGTCGAAGACTTCTTCGACGACCCCTACGGCTATGTAATGTGGGCTTTCGAGTGGGGGCAAGGCGAGCTCGCCGATTGGCCAGAAGGGCCAGACAAGTGGCAGCGTGACTACCTGATCGAGCTCGGCAAGGCGATTCGCAAAGACCCGACTGCGAACGTGCGGCGAGCCATTGCGTCCGGCCACGGCATCGGGAAAACAGCGCTCGTGGCGTGGATCATCATCTGGGCGATGTCGACCCGGCACGGCCTTAACGGCGCCGTCACTGCGAACACCATGGCGCAGCTCAACACGAAGACGTGGCGCGAGCTGTCCCTGTGGCACAAGCGTGCGATCAACAAGCATTGGTTCACCTGGACAGCGACTAAGTTCGAGCACGCGGACAAGCGGCACTCGAGCACGTGGTACATCTCGGCAACTCCGAACAGCGAACACAACTCTGATGCGTTCCAGGGGTTGCACTCTGAGTTCAAGCTGATCATTTTCGACGAAGCCTCCGGTATTCCCGACAAGATTTGGGAAGTGACGGAAGGCGCAATGACCGACGGCGCGACACTGTGGTTGGTGTTCGGCAACCCGACACGCAACGAGGGTCGATTCCATGCTTGCTTCCATAGGGACCGCAAGCGCTGGAAGCCGAAGTCGATCGACAGCCGCACAGCGAAGCGGACGAACAAGCAAGAGATCCAGGAGATGATCGACGCTTACGGCGGCGAGGATACCGACCCCGTGCGTGTGCGCGTGCGCGGCCTGTTTCCGCGGTCGGCATCGCTGCAGTTCATCAGCACCGAGCTCGCGACGAACGCCATTCATCGCGAGCTGCCGCTCGAGGCACATATCCTCATGCCGATCGTCATCGGCGTGGATGTCGCGCGGTACGGCGACGACAAGTCTGCGATCTGTGTCCGGCAAGGACGCAAGATCCTGGAGATCCAAACGTTCTCTGGTTTGGATCTCATGTCGTTCGCGCACAAGGTGTCGGTGGCGATTCGAAAATACAAACCAGTTGCTATCTTTGTTGACGTCGTTGGTGTAGGCGCCGGAGTCGTCGATAGACTTCGGATGCTTGGGTATGACATCATTGAAGTCAACGGCGGCGAAAAGGCACGAGAACCGGAACGACACGCCGATAAACGCGCAGAGATGTGGGTGGATATGCGCGATTGGCTGCACGGTGCAGATATCCCCGATGAGGTGGATCTGTACGAAGGATTGATTCAGGTGCAGTACTTCTTCGATGACAAGGAACGGTTGCGCTTAGAGCGAAAGCAGGACATGAAAAAGCGCGACTTGAAGTCACCAGACGAGGCGGACGCCATTGCTCTGACGTTCGCTGAACCTCTTGGCGACATCACGCAGCGGTCATTCGAACCGGACGACAACGAAGGGTCGTTCGAGCCGGAAGACATCTACTGATGCCGGAGGCACGATGGAACAGATTGATCCTCGAAGTTTGGCTCAGTTCATCAAAGATGACGCATTGACGGTCATGTGTGGGAAACAGCTCGGCAAGGGTGTTTCTCGAGTTGTCTATGAATTCAATGACGACTGCGTTATCAAGGTGGAGTTCGACGCAACGCGCGAGTCGTCGATGCTTCAGAACGCGCGTGAAGCGATAGTTTGGCGTGAGTTCGAGCACTGGGACAAGATGAAGGTGTGGTTCGCGCCAGTGAAGTTCATCTCTCGCAGCGGCCATTGGTTGGTGCAGGCGAAGACGATACCAGTCACGATCAATGAGCTGCGACGCGAAGCACCGAAAGTGCCGAGTTGTTTCACTGATCTGAAGGTCAAGAACTGGGGTCGTATCAAAGGACGCATCGTGTGTCACGACTACGGTTCGTTGTTGCTCGGGCAGAACAAGCCGGAAAATCTGAAGAAAGCAAAGTGGTGGGAGGACTGAACATTAAAGACGGATTGATTTTGCCGGGATACGCTGACAACTCAGGCGTAGCACGTAACCGACGCGCGAAGCACTACGTGATCGGGCAGCAGAAGGGCCAAGAGCCGCTGAAGAACTACAACGCTGCCGACTTCTCAACTACAGACGACATCGCTCAGGCACGGCTCGAGTACGCGCTCGCGGAGGTGATCGGGCCGCTGCTATACAAGACCTACCCCAAACGCCGGTGGGCGGTGGGTGTCGACGCGAAAGGCGGCATGATGGTCATCGTCTGCCCGTCGGTCAGCATCACGAAGGGCTACCACGTCGCGCTGACCAAGAACGGCATGGCGCGTACGTTGCCTGAGCTCGAGCAGCTGGCGATCAAGGGTGCGGGTGAGATTCTCGAGCGGCACGGCGTCACGCGTGCGCCGCGCATCAACCTGGACACGATCGAAGCGTTGCCGCGGAACGTGAAGGATGACGTCATCGCGCCGGACGCGGCCCCGGAATCGCCAGTCAAGAAGGTGTTCGCGTGAAGCTCAGAGAAGCCGAGTTGACTCCATCAATGCTTGATCGGCTGGATCTCCAGCCGATCACCGAACTCGAAGACGGCGAATACGGGGAGGCAATCGATTGCCATCACGACAACACGCATGTAGTGCATTGCGCGATTCAGGCAGTGAAGAGTGCAGCGGAGCAGCGGCTACCGAAGGGTACCGTGTTCGAGATTCGAGGGAAGGACAAACCAAAAGCCGGTCGTTATGACTTTGGCCGCTCATTCCGTACTCGCGCGGAAGCAGCTGAGCGTTGGGGCGTTGCGTGGTACGTGAACAACCGCGAGGACGAAGCAGAGCAATTTCAGCAGCGACCGCTGTTGGAGCTCAACATGGACTACCGAATGGCGTCCGAAAATATCCGGGACGGATACAAACTAATCGGGAGGTTCCGAACGTAAATGGCAAATGAGGGAGAGCGCAAGGAAGCAATCAAACAAACACGACCAAGCGAGTCGGGAGGCTATGGTCGTAATCCGGATGATCTCCCTCCAGGGGATTTCGCCGGTTGGGGTGCGCAGGCCGCGGGGTCGGCTGGCAACGAGTCGCCTGACAAGTCGCCGGGTGATGTAATCCAAGAGTCGCTGCCGCAATCCGACAGCGACTCTTGGGCGCTGCGCAAAGCAACGACCATCTATTCGAACTACACGACGTACATGGAAGCGAACGTCACGCGGCAGTGGGAGCGCAACATCGCCCACTTCCGCGGCGAGCATGCGCCTGGCAGCAACTACCGCAAGAAGGACTGGCGTCGCAGCCGTACGTTCCGGCCCAAGACTCGCAGCAACGTAAAGGCGCAGGAAGCAAGTGCGGCCGCAGCTATTTTCTCGACGATCGACATCGTGGACGTGCAGCCAGTCGACAAGACGAACGAGCGCATGGTGATCTCGGCGCAGATTCGCAAGAAGGTCATCGAGCATCGTCTCTCCGGCATGCCGTGGTTCTTGACGGTCATCGGCGCGTACCAGGACACTAAGGTCTATGGCTTGTGTATCTCGGCGCAGTACTGGGAATACAAGTATCTCGAGGAAGACGAACTCGAGACGGACGACCAAGGCACGGCGCTGGCGGACACTGATCCTGCTACCGGCGAGATCAAGCCGCGCATGCGCAAGAAGAAACACATCATGTCCGACCGGCCGATGGTCGATCTGATCGAGCCGGAGAACTTTGGCTTCGATCCGATGGCTGATTGGCGGGACCCGGTGAACACGAGCCCGTACCTCATTTGGTTGCGACCGATGTATGCGGGTGACGTGCTCGACATGATGGACGAGGGCAAGCCGAATCCCTGGCGCAAATACAACCTGGCTCAGGTGCTGAGCGTTCGGAAGTACCATCTCGACAACGAGCGCACGAAGCAGGCGCGCGAAGGCAACCAACGCACGGACCCCGTGGACCAACAGCGCGGCAGCGACGAGCACACAACGGTGTGGGCGCATTTGAACGTGTCGCGCGAGGGCGGAATCGACTATGGTTGGTGGACGCTCGGCACGCAGTTCGTGCTGACTGATCCAGTACCGCTGCATGAAATGCCGGAGTTCCAGCATCTTCGGCGCGGCGAGCGACCCTTCGCGGTCGGGTACTCGACGATCGAGGCGCATCGCAATCACCCGGCCGGCGATGTCGAGCAATCGGCGCCGCTGCAGACGGAAATCAACGAAGTCGCCAACCTGCGCTACGACAACATCAAGCTGGCGCTGAATAAGCGCTGGATGATCCGGCGAGGCTCGCAGATTGACCTGGAAGCGCTGGTTCGCAACGTGCCTGGCGGCGGGATCATGGTGAACGATCCTGACAAGGACGTGAAGGAGATCACGACCAACGACGTGACCGGCAGCTCATACCAGGAGCAAGACAGACTTGCAACTGACTTTGACGAGCTCGTTGGTGGATTCAGTCAGACCGGCCAGATGTCAAGCAAGGCGCGCGGTGCGGAGACAGCGAAGGGGCTGCAGCAGGTTGCAGGATCGGCCGGAGCAGTTCAGGACTACGGAGTCAAGATCTTTTTTGTGACTTGGCTCGACAAAGTTTTGAACCAAGTTGACCGGCTGATCACGTATTATGAGAACGATGAGACGATTCTTGCGCTCGCCGCGAAGAACTCGGATCTCTGGATTCGTTACGGATCGGATCAAGTCACGGACGACTTGATGGAACAGGACCTGTTGGTGCGTGTGAACGTCGCCATCGGAAACACTGATCCAATGCGGCGCGTCGAGCGCCTGGTATTCGCGATTGCCAACACGTCGTCTCTGCCTGACATGGGGCCGCGACTGAAGTCGATCAACGTCGCGAATGAAATCTTTGGAGCGCTCGGGTTCGAGGATTCAACTCGGTTCTTCATGACGGATGAGGAGCTGGCGGCCGACCAAGAGAAGAAGGGCCCGCCGCCTCCACCGCCAGATGTCCAGGTCAAGATGCTGGAACTGGAGATCCGGAAGCAGGACAACGAAATGCGCGACAAGCGCGAGCAGGCGAAGCTCGAGCTGCAGCGCGAGATCGAATACGCGAAGATCGCGCTCCAAGAGCAACTGTCGATGGAGGAGCTATACACACGACTGGGCATCGAGCAAGCCAAGCTCAGAACAGCACGCGATACGACGGCGCTGAAAGAGGCGAATCGGATGAGCGAGATGAATATCAAACTCAGCCAACCGCCGAAACCGCCTGCACAGCCGAATCAGAAACCCGGTCAAGCGAGCAAGTCCAAGCAATCATCCACAAAGTAATGCTCGCTGAAATGCGCGGAGCGTTTGACGAAGGTACAAAAGGTCAATGGGCAAATCGAACGTAGCTGTCTATCCGAAGGTACTGGGCGAGCTCGAGACTCTCGAGCTCGTCCTTGCCGGGAAGTCGATTGCGCGGTACGGCGACGGCGAGATGAACCATGTCATGGGACGGAAGAATATTTCGCAGGTTGCTGACCCCAAGCTCACTGTTGAGATTGCTGCCTTGTTGACGGACCCGCCGAAGAGTTGTCTGGTGGGCATCCCGACGATGAATCCGGCCGGCAAGCAGACCTGGCTGAAGTACGCACCATCATACGCGCGCTTCCTGAACCCGAAGGTGAAGTACGTTTCTGCCTTCATCTCGCGGCCCGACAGTGCGCCATGGATTGCGACTCCTGAGTATTTCGACAAGGTGGAGTCGTTATGGCGTGGCCAGAAAGTAACGCTCGTCGGCAACGGCGTGCGGTCTCTCAAACCAGACTTCTTGCGGTCACATGACGCAGACGTCAACTTCGTGGAGTGCCCATATCGCGACGCCTATTCAAAAATCGACGATCTTGAACGTCAATGTTTGCAAGCTACCCGACGAGTCATTCTCTGTGCCGGACCTACCGCAACTGTCCTCGCTGCTAGACTCGCTAGAAAAGGATTCCATGCAGTTGACCTTGGGCACATCGGCATGTACTGGCGCCAATACACTCAGCCCTTCGTTAAGTCTGAATAACATCGAATGAACGAATATCCTAAAGTCCAATCCGAGAAGGAAACCATCTGGCATTTGTTGCAAACAGGCCAATCGTTGGCGCGCTACGGCGACGGCGAAGTGAAGATGATGCGTAGCGTCGGCAACAAATACGAGGACTACGATCCTCGCATCAGACGATGTTTGCTTCACATCCTAGAGAAGCCACAGAAGAACGTGGCAATCGGCATTCCGAACCCGCTACCAGGATCACCGCGGTTCGAATGGTGGCAACCGTTCGTGAAGAAGATGACTCCTTTCCTCCGGCCGGACGTTCAGTATTTTTCATCCTTCATCACACGCGCTGACCAGGCACCGTGGATCGCGCATGAGGAGCAGTGGTACCGAGCACAGATCGAGCGGTTGTGGTGGCAGAAGCGCACAGTGCTCGTCGGTAGCGGATCGTCATTGACTGCAGAAGACATGAAGGATGCCAGCGAGCTTCTTTACATCAAAACGACCGGCCGTAACGATTTCGGTATGTATGACGAGATCGAGGCGCAAATTCTGGCGTACTCGCCCGAAGTTGTAGTGCTTTGTGCCGGTATGATGGCAACGTGTATGGTGCCGCCACTGGCCGCGCGCGGCATCCGTGCCTATGATTTGGGTGCGTTTGGCAACCGGAAGCTCTGGCGCATCGGCCGCGAAATTCAGGAGAGCTTGAAATGATGCAGTTCAACGAGGAGCTCGGCTGCTACTGGCCGGACGAAGAGAACGTGAAGGACTACGCACACGCCAAGTCGCGCATAGGCGCGATCGATGTGGCGATGCGCTACGTTAAAGGTCACGACTACTGCCTTCAAGCGGGCGGTTGGGTCGGGATGTGGGCCTTGTACTTGGCGAAACTCTTCGCGACGGTCGATGTCTTCGAGCCGGTCAAGTATCTGTACGACTGCGCATACAAGAACAGCGAGCCGTACCGCCACGTGGATGTCAACTGGTGCGCACTCGGGCCTACCGAAGGCACTTTGGAGTTGATGGTCGAACGCGCAGGATGCACGTCGGCGCTCCCTTCGAATGACCCGAAGGCACTGCGTCGACAGTGTGGCAAGGTCACAGTGCCAATGAGAACGATCGACAGTTTGAATCTCCAGTATTGCGACGCGATCTTTCTTGACGTCGAACGCTACGAGTTGCAAGTTCTTGCGGGCGCAACCGAGACACTGAAGAAGTTCTCGCCTGTTCTGAGTCTCGAAGTTCTCAAGGGTGAGGATAGGCGCGTCGGCGAGTGGGCCGCGAAGAACGGCTACCGTTTGCGCGACCGCTCTTTCAATGATTGGATTCTGACGAGGTAACTTGAAGAACGCAGTAAACGTAATGGTCGTCGCTGGCGGTTGGAGCGTCAGCAAGATCCCGGAGAAGGTTCGGAACAATCTGATCAACGAGGCATGTGTGATCGGAGTCAACGACTCAGCAATTCACATGCCGGTCGACTACGCACTGACGATGGATCGTTTGTGGCTCGAGCACCGCATCGACAAAATGCGCGAGCTTGGCATCACTACGTACTATCGTCGGTGCACCGCGAAGAATGTTCAGCCGGAGTATCCGCAGTTCGTGCCGTACTTCGGTGACATCTGGCGCGGCCAGATGACGCTCGAGCCTGGCCATCTGTGGGGCAACAACAGCGGCAGGGTCGCACTGAACCTGGCGTACCAGCTCGCGCCCAAGCGGGTGTTCATGCTCGGCTTCGACTTCAAACTCGGTCCGAATGGCGAGAAACATTGGTACCCGCCATACTCTTGGGGCGGTGGCGCCAAAGTTTCCAAGATGGCCGAATGGTCGACTGAGTTCGAGTACGCCGCGCATCAATTCGAGATGGCGCAGTGTGACTTGTATGTCGTCGCGACGAAAGGAACGAGCATCATTGCACCTGAGCGCGTACCGCGAATTTCGATTGAGAACTTCGTCAAAGGCGAGTGGCGCGATCCGCCGCGGCACGATCGCTCTAGGAACAAGGTGAATCCGTGAGTAAGTTCACGCTCGTGATGCCGTACTACCGCAACCCGACGATGCTCGAGCTGCAGGTCAAGAACTGGAACTCGTTCTCGGAAAAGACGAAGGCAGCGCTCAAGATCGTGTTGATCGACGACTGCTCGCCTGAGCCGGCCGAGGATATCTTTGCCGCATGCACGATCAAGAAGTCGCTGTATCGAATCGACCAAGACATCGTGTTCAATGCCCACGGCGCGCGTAACCTCGGGATGAAACAGCTTCGTGACGAAGAGTGGGCGCTGCTGACGGACATGGATGTGATGGTACCCGAGGCAGCAGTACAGGCGATTTTGCTGAAGGACTTCAACCCGAAGCACCACTACACCATGGAGCGAATGTTCGAAGATGGCCGACCACCGAAACAACACTGCAACACGATCCTTGTGCAGCGACGATCTTTCTGGCGTGCTGGAGGGTACGATGAGGACTTCTGTGGGTGCTATGGCGGAGATGGCATTTTCCTACGTGCACTGGAGCAAACAGTATCCAGACAACACTGGGACGACGTTATCACAATGGGCTTCAACGGAACTGTTGAAGACTGTTCGACTCGTGGAATCGACCGTAAAGGACCGCTGAAAGAGGAGTACATAAAACGGCGCGACCAGAAGAAACAGAGAAACAACATGGTGCCGAGGAACCCTTTGCGCTTCCCGTGGCATCAGGTTTATTGAACGTGCACTTTTACTGTTATAAACACGGCGAATTGCACGACCCAACATGTCACTATTGTGACGGCACGGCAACCGTACCAGCAAACGAAACCGAATTCGTGAAGTTCGAGACGGCGGAATCTGCTGAGAGCGGAAGTATCCAGTACACCCGCGGAGGCGGCATCGTCGACTACGGGCAGGGGCACATCGTGCCGAAGGAGTCAATCAATGTCATCGTCTTCAAGTGGAAAACAGAAGGCTACCGAAGTCAATTCACTGCGGAACATGTCAACGTTTTTGCGAGCATGCTATCCCGACATACAACCGTGGCATATCAACTTTATTGCATCACTGACGACGCAGATGGACTCGATTCGTCAATCCAACCCGTCGAACTCTGGCCGTGTCCCGTGCCTGCTTATGGCACGGCGAACGGGAACACGCCGAATTGTTTTCGACGACTAAGGATGTTTTCGGATGAGTTATCGGAGGTGTTCGGCCCGCGTTGGATGTGGTCTGACCTGGACTGTGTGATCCTCGGGAACATCGATCACATCCTGACCGACGAAAACGACTTCCGGATCTGGCGGCCAGACGGCGGGCAATCGAAGTGCAACGGGTCGTTGGTGACCCACCGCGCCGGCACGCGTCCGGAGATCTGGGATGATTTCCAGAACGGCTCGGTGGTTGGTACGGTCGACGAGTTCCGTGCGCAGACCAACCACCTCGGTTCGGACCAGGCATGGATTGGCAGCCGACTCGGACCTGACGACTATTTCTGGGAGCAGCGGGACGGCGTTTACGCGTTCCGTGCGCTCCGCAACCATTCGCTCGAGCGCTTTATGGCGAAGCAGGCGAAGGCAGAACACCGCGCACCGCGCACCGCGAATCGGTACTCGCGTGACGTTGCACGAAAGCAGAGACGCAGCGAGCGCTGGGAGAAGCGCCAGCAGGAGCGTTTGGAGGCTCCCTTGCCGCCAAACGCACGTCTGGTATATTTCCCCGGCCAACAGCATCCTTGGGATGCGAACGTGCAAAAAATGTATCCTTGGGTGGAGTACAATTGGAAGTAGATTACGAACAAGAACTAAACGATTACGTCATCAGGGCCCGCCTTGGCATCGAAGTCGAGGATTTCTTGCGGTCCACCGTTGGTCGCTACCTGCACCAGCGCGCCAAAATCGACTATGAAGACGCGAAGGAAGAGCTCCTTGCTTGTGATCTCACAAGCAGGGAGGGTCGGGAAAACGCGACCAAAGCACAGCACAAAGCGAATGTAGCGAACACATTCATTCGCTACTGTGCTGAGGCGATTCAGGACGGATTCGCCGCAGAGAAAGAACTGAACAGAGAAGAGCAAGGAGAATAATTGCCCCTGAAGGCTACCCAGAAAAAGGGCGCCGCAAAAACTGCGACGCCTCCGAAATCGAATCCCAATCCGCGTATTGCCCTCATCGAGGCACTTGCGGCCAAGCGTCAAGCAGCGTATAAGGCAAGCACAGACGAAGCAGTTGCGTCTGGACTCATCCAAAAAGAACAAATCCAGGATGAGTCCACGACCGAAGAGGAACAACAGGACGTCGCGCCCGAGTCCCACGATGATAAGCAAACGGAGCTTGCTCAGGACGAAGGCACAGACACGGATGTCGAGCAAGAACCCGACAGCAAGGAAGCTGTCGCGGGCGACAACGAAGAGAGCGACCAACCTGACCTGAACAAGCTGCTCGCCGACCACGTGGTCGTCGAGGGCGGCAAGGTCAAGTTCAAGCTCAAAGTCGACGGCCAGGAACAGTTGATCGACCGCGAGGAGCTGACGCGCGACGCGCAGAAGCTCAAGGCGGCCGATGCACGTTTGCGTCAGGCAGCTGACGTAAACAAACACCTCACCGCGCGCCAACAGGAGCTCGATGCCCGCGAGGCAAAGCTCAAGGCGCGCGAACAGCCACCGGCGTCTGCCGGCGCTGACGACAAAGAACTGGACGCGGAAGCGGAAGAATTCTCCAAACTCGTGCTGGAAGGCACGAAAGAAGAGATCGCCGCTGCAACGAAAAAGCTCCTCAAGAAGCGGTCGAGCGCAGCTCCACCCGTCGACGAGGACGCGATCGTGCGCAAGACGCGTGCCCAGTTGGCCCAAGAGGCGTACGACGCCTCGCTCGTGCGAGGGTTCGAGAAGTTCGAGAAGGACTATCCCGAGATCTTCAATGACGAGAATTTGCGGGCCGCCGCTGACCAACGCACCAACCGGATCTCGAATGAGCATCCTGATTGGGCGCCTGAAAGGGTCATAGAGGAGGCAGCGAAGCAGACACAACAGTGGCTGAAGTCGATCGCGAAACCCGCGGCAGGCGGCAAGAAACCACTGGAAAATCGCGACAGTCGCAAGCAGAACTTGCGTCAGTTGCCAGGCCAGCGCAGCGCCAAAAACGAGGCACCACAAGGGCCCAAGCCGCAGACGAGATCAGAAGTGATCGCGGAAATGCGAAAGGCGCGCGGTCAAGCCTGAACAATAACAACAAAGTCCAAACAGGGAGGTAACTCATGGCTGGACAAATTTGGAGCGTGGACTCGATCGGCGGGTTCATGTATTCCGACAACCTGTCTCGAAAGCTGCGTGCAGTGCTGCAGCCGATGACTCGCTTCCGTCAGTTCGCTGACATTCGCGAGGCGTTGGGGCATGGCGTCGGTGACACGTTCAACTGGAACATCTACGGCGACACAGCGGACGAGGGCGGCGAGCTCGACGAAACCGAGGTGATGCCGGAGACCAACTTCACGATCGAGCAGAACAGTCTGACGATCACGGAGTTCGGCAACAGCGTTCCGTTCACCAAGCGGCTCGACGACTGGTCAGAGCATCCGGTGACCGAGATCATCAACAAGGTCCTGAAGAACGACGCGCGGCGAACGCTCGATCGGCAGGTCTACAACCAGTTCAATCTGAGTCCGATTCGTGTGAGTGCGACGTCCGCTACGGGCATTGTCATCTCGGTGGATGGCACGCCGGATATCGCGCACCAGGCGGAGCTCAGCAACGATCACGTGAAGGCGATCGCGGACGAGATGGCGGAACGAAACATTCCGACGTACGACTCCACGAACTACATGTCGATCTTCCGGCCGAGCGCGCTGCGATCCTTCAAGGACGACCTGGAAGAGATCCACCAGTACACGGCGGAAGGTTGGCACGTGATCATGAACGGCGAGAAAGGGCGCTACGAAGGCATCCGCTTCGTGGAGCAGACCAACATCGCTGCCGCAGACTTCAACTTCAGCGACCGCGGATTCTTCTTCGGTGCTGACACGGTGATCGAGGCGTTTGCAATTCCCGAAGAGATTCGCGGCAAATTGCCTGGCGACTACGGTCGGTCCCGCGGTATCGCGTGGTATGCCCAGCTCGGCTACTCCATCGTGCACGACACTGCTTCGCAGGCGCGCATTTTGGTGTGGGACGGCCTGGAAGCCACCTAATCAAGGAGGACTGAAACTATGGCACACAAGCGTAGTCCGAGTTCGTTTTACGACAAGCCGGAACGTCTGCATCACGAGCTCGGGCTGATTGACTTCGGTGCGGCGAACGACTTCACGCATCTGATTTCGGTACCGAAGGACAAGTTCGGCGGCACCGGCAAGCGCGGCAAAGTCGCGTATGTGATGGTGCACCAAGTCACGGAGAACTTCGTTGGTTCGACCAACGATGCCGGCGTGCAGGTTGGTGATGGCACCGACCCGAACAAATACTTCGATTCCGGCTTCGTGCTGGATGAGGAAGTGGACGTCGCCGACCTGCAGTGTTTGATCCTGCAGAACGATGACAGCGACGGCGGAGCCGGCGAGGACGCGGAGGACATCGAGGGCGGCCGGTCGACTGTGACCGTGACGATCAAAGTGTCCAACGGGTCGGAGACGGGCCAGGCACACGTAACGGTCGTGATCGACTGGTACTGATCGGAAGGAGGGCGAAGTGAGTAGCTGGAAAGCAGGTAAGGGTGCTGACCAACCGTGGGCCGGTAAGCAGTCCACGATCAGCACCGGTGGTGGCAAAATGGGCAAGGAGGGCGCAGGCGTCGAGTACGGCCTGAGCTCGTACCAGGCCAACATGGACACGCAGCAGAACGAGCCGGAAGTCTGCACGATGAAGGACCCGTTGACTGGCAACCCGACGGAGCGGATCAAGAAACGCTCCTGGCACAGTGCCAGCCATCACGGCAAGACCTTCCAAGTCGAGGAGTAACGAGTCAGCTCGGCAGCGCAACGCTGCCGAGCTCTTTCCGCAAGGAGGGTGAATGAAGGTAATGGGAATTTACGAATCGTTCCAACAGAGCGACTCTGATCCTCCGACGACGGAACAGCAATTCCGGCAGGGGAAGAGCTTGGAGGAAGGAATCTCGGGCTGTCTCTATGTCGACACGACGTATGAAAATCGCGAGGCGGTAATGGGACAGGTGCAATCGCCGCGCAGTCAGCGAGGCAAGTGAAATGGCAGTGAACAACACTCTATCTTTGAATCGGCCGCTGCAACAGCAGCTGAAGAAAGACGAGCCCAAGGTGGAAGTGCCGGCGATCCCGGTGCTCGATGAGCGCCTGAAGTACATTCAGGTGCGCGATCTGGCGCGGCCGAACGTGCGCTACCAGCAAGGTGCGAACCTGTTCGACAAGAGCAAGAAGTTCGTTGCTGAAGCTGCGTTCGGTGTCGAGATCCCGACGAAGCGCAAAGCGAAGGAGGAGCCGAAGGAGGAAAGGCAAGTGGTCGTTCGTGACCGCGGCCCGCGTGCTAACGGCAGCTCTTCTCGCAAGGTGCTCTCCGTCACGGAGCTGAAGGAGCAGGTGAAAAATGCGAAAGCCAAAGCGGCCACGCCCGAAGCCGTACTGAAGGCACGGCAGGAAAATCGACGAGCTGAAGCAGCGGAGCAGCACGCCGGGTGACTTTCCTTCAACTGGTCCAAGCGCTTCATCGTGAGTCCGGCGCGTCAGGGACGGCGCCGACGAGTGTGGTGAATCAGACGGGCCAGAATCTCAGACTGGTCAACTGGATCAAAGACGCCAACCTCGACGTGCAGAACCTATGGCTGAACTGGAAGTTCCTCTACAGCACGGACACTGGGCGCACTTTGACTCCAGGTGACAACACGCTGGCAGCACCAGATGACTTTGGTGACGGGATGTGGGACGTCACTACCTTTCGGATCGTGCCGGAAGGCGACACACAAGAACAACACATCGACGTTCAGCAGTTCGAGGATGTGAAAGACGAACTGCTCGATGAAAGCGAAGGCACACCGTTTCGCGTGACCGTGATGCCAGATGACAGTCTGCGCTTCGAGGGCACGCCAGACGCAGAAGATGAGTTCCGGGCTGTCTATTACAGGGGGCCCGACGAAGACGAGCTTGCAGTGAATTCCGACGAATCCTCGATTCCCTCCCGCTTCCGGCGAGTGATTCTAGGACGGGCGCTCCAGCTCTATGCAAACTACGAATCGGCGCCGGAAGTGAAAATTCAGGGAGACGAGATCTATGACACGTATCTGGCACGCCTCGAAAACAAACAGCTTCCGAATCGCGACCACGCTCGGTACCGCACTGGTGCTGACATTCAAATCATGGTCGATTAACTGATGCCGAGCCGTATCCCCACGGCTCAAACTCGAGTCCGCTTCTACCCGCTAGCAGGCGGACTCGATCTCACCTCGCCGCCGTTGTTTCTGCCGCCCGGCCGTGCGTTGGCGATGGTGAACTTCTACCCGTTCTTTGGTGGTGGTTATCAGCGCTGCGAAGGCTTCGAGCGCTTCGACGGCCGCCCGCGCCCGAGCGATGCGACTTTCTATGGCGGCGAGCTCGCCGACGCCAGCAGCATTGATGAAGGTGACACGATCACCGGCGTAGTCTCTGGCGCGACAGGCACTGTCGTTGCCAAAAGCGGTAACTGGATCGCGTTTACTAAGGTCACCGGTACGTTCGTCGATGAGGCGATCAACGGTGGCACAGCCACTTTTTTGGATGCGCCCGTACTTTCGGGTGCGCCAGACAACGACACCGAAGACGAATTCTTGCTGGCTGCGCAGGATGAGTACCGAGCCGACATCGGCGTAGTGCCGGGTACCGGGCCCGTGCGCGGCGCGTGGCGGCGTGAGGACGACGTGTACGCGATTCGCGATGACGATGACAGTGCGTACCAGGCCATCCTGTACCGCGCGAGCTCGAGCGGCTGGGTGACTACCGGCATCACGATGACTCAATACATCTTCTTCGATGGTGGCGGAGGCGGCACGATGCAAGATCTGCCGGCCGAGGGCACCACGATCAACGGGCAGACGAGCGGCGCGACTGCGATCGTTCACCGCGTGATCGAGCATTCCGGTGCGACAGGTACCAACGACTCGGCAGGGTATCTCGTACTGCGCAGCGTCAGCGGGAACTTCATCAACAACGAGAATCTGCGAGTGGTGACAACGAAGTTTGCCGACTCTGCCAGCGTGAATGCGCAGTTCGCATTTCCTGCAGGCGGTCGGTATCGCTTCATCAATCACAACTTCTTCGGCGGTGCGAGCACGTACCGTACGTATGGCGTGAACGGTGTTGGACCTGCGTTCGAGATCGACGAAGACCATATCGTCTCTCCGATCCTCCTACCGCTTGTTGAGATGGAGGATCAGCCGGAAACGAATCTGCCGTTTCTGATCGCCGAGCACCGCGGATACTTGTTCCTTGGGTTCACGGGAGGCCGGATGGTTCACTCGGTTGCCGGCGAGCCGTTGGTGTTGAATGGATTCTTGGGCGCTGCCGAGTTCGGTATCGGACGAGAGATGACTGGATTGACGAGTGTGACCGGCAACGTCCTTGTGGTCACGACTGATCTGTTCACGAAAGGTCTGTATGGCACGAACCCTGATGACTGGGAGCTGCGACTGATCTCGGAAAAGACAGGCGGCAAGCTCGACACGGTTCAGCAGATCGACACGGTGTACGGTCTAGACGACCTGGGCGTGACGAGCCTGGCGCGTGTGCAGTCGTTCGGTGACTTCGCAGGCGCAACCGTGTCGCAGCCTGTACAGGACCTGGCGATTGCTCAGAGCCAACGCACGACGGCATCTGTGATCAGCCGGCGTATGAACCAGTATCGTGTCTACTTCAATGATCAGAGCGCACTTGTGATGTACGTGCCACAGGCAGGCACGGCGAACCTGGAAGGGCGAAACAACGAACGCGAGTTCGGGTTTCTGAGTTATCCGATCACGGTCGACCGCATCTACAACAGCGAGGATGAGACCGGTAGGGAGCGGACGTACTTCTTGACGGATGACGAAGACGGGCTCGGCTTTGTGTTCGAGGACCAGATCGGTACGAGCTTCGATGGTGAAGAGATCGAGGCGTATGTGCGCCTGGCGTTCTTCAATGTCGGATCGCCG